GGTTGCCATGTATGGCGTCGAAGCCGCCTATAACGTGCCCGCGCACGCTTACGTCACCGCCGACGCGACGCCGGCCCTGGCCAGCCGTTTCGCCGCCGTGAAGCCGCGCGCCAAGGTGTTCCTGACTGCCTCCTATGACGCGCTGAAGAAGGCACGCCTTCTTTACAAGGCCGGCGACCTGACGTTTTGCGCGGCGTCGGATGCGGTCAAGTTCAACGCGGATGAAGCCAACCGGCTTATCCCCAAGTAAGGAAGGGCTGAACAATGTTCGACGTTACCGAAGTCTTGAAGGGACTGCAAGCCGCGCTTGACACCGCGAAGAACCTGGCACCCGTTGCACAGGCGCTTGGAATGCCGGCCGAAGTGGCCGTTATCGCCAATGTGGCAAGTGCCGCCGCTGACGTGGCCAACAACATTGCGCAGCGGATCGAAGATGGCCGCATTGTGGCCAGCAACGAAGACGCGGCGGCTGTGCGTTCGATCCTGGCGGACCTTCAGGCCGAAAACGACAACCTGGCGCGGATTGTCGGCGCAAGCTGACACACCGGCCAGTTGGTCAAAAAGTCAAGGGCGGGCCGAAAGGTTCGCCCTTTTCTTATGTCACCATTGCCTTGACAACGCCGTGTTATTAGGTTCGCGTTATGTGGAACACCGCGCCTTTAATCTTTGAAGACGAAGACGAAGAAAAGCTATTGGCTGACTTCGTGAAGTATTCCGCAATTCATAAAGACCGCGACCCCTTTGAAATTGCGGCTTATGTGTTCCGCAACCAACGTGACCCTGAACTTCGCGCCCAACAAGCCGCCATGATTTGGGCGAAAGACATTGACGTTGCTGAACGCATCCGACTTGCGCGGCTTAACGGCGGTGCTGAAGGTTCGGTTATTCCAACCAAAGAACAGCGGATGCGCCAGCTTCAAGAAATGTTTGAAGACGTTACTTTGCCGGTCAAGGAACGTATCGCGGCGCAACGGCTGTTGTCTGAAATGGCTGGCGATATTGTAAAGGCCGTTGACAAGAACGTTACCACTGGCAAACGCCAGCCCCGCCAAGTCATCTACGCCAAATATGATGACTGACCGTGGCATTGGTGACAACGGCGGGCCACCGCTTGAACCCCTAGTTGTCCGCTTCACTGACCCGCAATATGAACTGATAACGACCAAGGCGCGTTATCCGGCGATGGTTGCCGGCTTCGGCGCTGGCAAAACTGGCGCGTTGATTGCACGCGCCATAGCATTGAAGCTGGCATATCCTGATAACGACATTGCCTATTATCTGCCAACTTATGACCTTGTGACAACTATTGCGTTTCCAAGGTTTGAAGAAGCCTTGGCGGAACAAGGTTTTGTCTTCGGTGAAGATTACACCACTGTTCGCAACCAAACGCCGAAGATTAAGATAATTAATTGCGGTGACATTATCTTTAGAACTATGGACCGGCCGCAACGTATTGTCGGCTATGAAGTCGCTGATAGCTTTGTTGACGAACTTGACACGCTGAAAACCGAAGACGCACGGGCGGTGTGGTCGAAGATTATTGCGCGTAACCGGCAAAAGAAGCACGACGGCAGCGACAACACCATTGCTGTGGGCACTACACCTGAAGGTTTCCGCTTCGTCTATGATCGGTGGAAGAAAGCCCCGCCTAGTGACGAATATAAGATAATTCGTGCCAGCACTTACAGCAACCAACGCAACTTGCCGGCTAACTATATTTCTGACTTGTTAGCTGACTATCCCACACAGCTAATCGCCGCCTATCTTGACGGCGAATTTGTCAACTTGACGGCTGGCGCGGTTTACAACGAATTTGACCGTAAGTTGAATGGTTGCACGACTACGGTTCAACCTGGCGAAGCCTTGCACATTGGCATGGACTTCAACGTTGGTAAGATGGCGGCTGTTGTGTTTGTTGCCAGGAATGGCGACCCGCACGCTGTTGCCGAGTTGACCGGGTTGTTAGACACGCCGGCTATGATTAAGGCGTTGAAAGCGCGCTTTCCTAATCATGTCATCTTTATTTATCCTGACGCCAGCGGGCAAAACCGCAAGTCGGAAAACGCCAGTTCGTCAGACGTTGCTTTGCTTCAGCAAGCCGGGTTCAATGTTTTGGTCAATGCCAGTAACCCCGCTGTTAAAGACCGCATACTTTCAGTTAATCGCATGATCCATGCCGGTGGCAAGCGGCTGTTAAAAGTCAACGCCGACCTTTGCCCCGCATTCTGTGAGACATTAGAAAAACAAGCCTATGACAAGAACGGGGAGCCTGATAAGACTTCTGGCCTTGACCACGCGGGCGATGCCGGCGGATATTTCATTTGTTACCGTTTCCCTGTCGTTATGGGCCGGGTCCAAAAGGTAAAGCTAGGCGGTGTGTAATGGCTAAAGCAACTGGCGTTAAATCAAAGCACCGCGACTATGACGCTTATGCTAGGAAGTGGCGTAGGTGCCGCGACGTTGCGAGTGGCCAAGACGCCGTGCATGGCGGCGGCACGCTTTACCTTCCCCGGCTGAACGAACAGGAACTTGGCGACTATTTGGCGTATGTGGCGCGCACGCCGTTCTATAACGCGACGTGGCGCACTATGGCCGGCTTTATCGGCATGTTGTTCAGGAAGCCGGCAACGCTTGAAGTGCCGAAGAAGCTTGAAGATTACTTGAACGACGTAACTATGTCGGGTGTGACCTTCAACGCTTTTGCCAAAGAGTGCGCGCTTGAAGACCTGACTGTTAGCCGGGTTGGTGTGCTTGTTGACCATCCGCGCCAGCAAACCGACGCCGAAGGCAACCCGGTTCCCATTAGCATTGCGGTTGCTGAAAGCCTTGGCCTTCGCCCGTCAATGCAACTTTACCGTGCTGAAGCCATTATTGATTGGAAGAAAGACCGGGTTGGCAACAAGACGGTCTTGAAGCAAGTTCGGCTTCTTGAAGAACATGGCGTTGAAAAGAACGAATTTGAAACCGAAACCGAATTGCGGGTGCGGGTGCTTGACTTGTTCAACGGCCAATACCGCGTGCGGGTCTTCAACGAAGATACCGAAGAACAGATTGGCGGCGACGTTTACCCTGTAATGAACGGCAAGCCTTTGGCTTATATCCCGTTCTATTTCATCGGCCCTGACGATGGCGAAGACGAACTAAGCGACCCCATCTTGATTGACTTGGTTGACTTGAATATCAAGCACTATCAGGTCAGCGCCGACTATGAACATGGTTGCCATATGGCAGGTTTGCCCACACCCGTCATTGCCGGCTATCAGACTGAATTTGACCAAAACGGCAACGCGGTGCCGGCCAAGTTTTATATCGGTTCGGGCACGGCTTGGGTGTTTCCTAACTTTCAAACTACGGTCAAGTATCTTGAATTTACTGGCCAGGGTTTGACCGCGCTTGAAAACAACCTGAAGGCCAAGGAAGGTCAGCTTGCCGCCATTGGCGCGCGTATGCTTGCGCCTGAAAAGAGTGGCGTTGAAGCATCCGAAACCCTGGCCATGCGGCATAGCGGTGAACATTCGGTGCTTGGCGCAATCGCTATTGCGGTCAGCGAAGGCTTGACCAAGGCGCTGAAGGTGTTTGCCGAATGGGCGGGCATTCCCGGCGAAGTCAAGTTTGAAATTAACCGCGACTTTGTGCCTATGTCGGTGGATAGCGGAACGCTGACCGCTTGGCTGTCGCTTGTTCAGGGCGGGCAAATGAGTGGCGAAAGCCTCTTTGATTTGCTGAAGCGCGCCGACCTTATCGCGCCTGAACTGAAGTATGAAGAAGAACAAGCGCGCATCGACGCCAACCCGCCCGCGCCCCCGATTGGTCATAACGGCGGGCCGGGTCTTGAAGAAAATGAAGAAGACGATGAAGACAAACCTGGCGCAAAGCCGCCGACGCCGGCCGCTGAATAATGGCTAAGGGTCGCGGCGACGCACAACAGCTTTTCGACGGCTTCGTTTCGTCGGCGCTTGACATATTGCGTTTGGCGGCAAGCGAAAAGAACAAGGTGTTGAAGCGGCTGGCGCGGCTAGAGCGCAAGCTAATTGGCACGCTGTCTGAAACCGACCTGACGACGGCACAGAAAGCCGACGTGAACAAGATTGTTCGCGGTGCCAATGGCATCATCGCCACGCACTATGCTGAAATTGCTGACTTGCCTGAACTGGCGGCAATATCGCTGTTCGCGGCTGAAAACGTGCAAGACATTCTGAAGATTTACTTTGGCAAAGACGCCATTGGCATTCCGCGTCAAGCTTACTTTGACAGTGTGGCCAGTGACGTTCTAATTCAAGGTTCGCCCGCCGCCGATTGGTGGCGCGGTCAAGAAGCGGCAACACAGTTCAAGTTCGCGCAACAGCTTCGTCTTGGCATGATTGCCGGCGAAACCAACCAACAAATCATTGCGCGTATTGTGGGCAAATCCGGCCAGCCTGGCATTATGGAGATTGCCAAGCGCGACGCGGCTTCGTTGGTTCAAACGTCGGTTCAGACTGTTGCCAATGACGCCAGGCGCAACACCTTCAACGCCAATGACGACTTGATTAAAGGCAAGCGTCAAGTTTCGACATTGGACGGCCACACTAGCGAAGTGTGCATGGCTTATTCTGGCGGTGAATGGGACTTAGACGACAAGCCGATTAATGGAACAACGTTGCCCTATAAAGGCGGAACGCCACGGCATTTCAAGTGTCGTTCGGTTGAAGTGCCCATTACCAAGACCTTTAAGGAACTTGGCCTAGACATTTCTGAAAGCCCCATTGGCACCCGCGCAAGCGACGAAGGCCAAATTGCCGCTGACACCACCTTTGACGCATTCCTGAAGCGCAAAGACAAAGCCTATCTTGACGAAAAGCTTGGCCCTGGCCGCGCCGAACTATTCCGCGACGGCAAGATAACGCTTCGCGACTTGGTGAACGGTGACGGCAACCCGGTGACGCTTGAAGAACTTAGGGCTATTGCAAGAAAGCGGCGCGGCGGATAGTGTGGGCAAGCCTTATGAACCGGGCGCGATGGAAGGAACAACAGAATGGCATATGATCCGAAAGACCCCGCTGACGTTGCGATTGTGGCGGCGGCGGTTGACGCTGAACGTGACCGGCTTGAAGCCGAACACCAAGTTGAAGTTGACCGGCTCCAAGGCGAAAATGCCAAGGCACGCCAGCGGCTTCGCGACGCGCGTAACGGCAATGGCGATGATGCCAGCGCCGCCGAGATTGCCCGGTTGGAAGGCGACCTTGCCACTGTTCAGGGCGAACTTCGCACGGCGCAAAGCAACTTGCGCCAGGCGACCCGCGACCTTGACGCGCGCACCATCGAACGCGACACCGCCGCCCGCGATTTGGAAACGGAACGCACGTTTGCGCGTGACACGTTGGTCAATTCGTCCTTGACTTCGGCGTTGGTTGAAGCGAACGTGCAACCACAGTTCCTTGAAGACGTTACGGCGTCACTGTCGCGAGGCGTGACAATCAAGGAAGTGGATGGCAAGCGCATGGCGTTTGTCGGTGACAAGCCTCTTGGCGAACACGTCAAGGAATGGTCGCAGGGCGACAAGGGCAAACATTACGTCAGCGCACCCGCCAATGGCGGCGGCGGTGCTGGCGACCCCGGCAAACCACAGGGTGGAGCCAAAGCAATCTGGCAGATGAACGACGCCGAACGTGTCGCCGCGTATAACGCCAACCCGACTGATTTTCAGCGGCGCGTTGATGCTGGCGAAAACGTGAAGCCGCCTGAAGCCGCGAAATAACAACCAAGCTTCGGCGTTACGGCCGGGGCGAACAAGGGAACTGGCAAATGATCCGCCTTTCTGACGTGTTCATTCCGGCCGTTTACGGCTCTTATACCGCCGTCAATAACCCGGAAACGTCGGCTTTCATGCAATCCGGCATCATCGCGACCAATCCGTTGATGAATGCCATTGCGAAGGCCGGTGGCAAAACCCACACTGTTCCGTTCTGGAAGGACATTGATCCGACCATTGAACCGAACTATTCCAACGATGACCCCGCCGACCTGGCGGTGCCGAACAAGATTGGCACCGGCACCATGACGGCGCGCAAGGCTTGGCTGAACCAATCCTTTGGTGAAATGGACCTTGTTGTTGAACTGAACGGCGGCGCGTCGGCGTTGCAGCAGGTTCGCAATCGGTTCGGCACCTATTGGACCCGTCAGCAGGAACGCCGGCTTATCGCTTCGTGCGTCGGTTTGCTTTCCGACAACGTGGCCAACGATGGCGGCGACATGATCGTTGACATTTCTGGCAACGCTGGCGCGGCGGCGCTGTTCAGCGGCGACACGTTCATTGACGCAAGTTACACGATGGGCGACCAAGTGGAGAACTTGCGGGCAATCGCAATCCATTCGTCCATTGCGGCGCGGCTCGACAAGAACAACGAAATTCAGACGGTGCGTGGCAGCGACGGCACTATCCTTCTGAAGACGTACAAGGGCCGTGCCGTTATCGTTGACGACGGCTTGCCGGTGTCGGGTGTGGGCGCTGACCGCGTTTACACGTCCATTCTGTTCGGCGGCGGGGCCATTGGCTTCGGTGGCATCGAAGGCCACGAATTTGCCGTTGGCGAAGGTGCGCCGAAGGTGGCGGCATGGGTCGAACGCACCGAACAGTCGGGCAACGGCGGCGGTTCCGAAGTGATCGGTGAACGCCGCACTTGGGTTCTTCACCCGTTCGGCTTTGAATGGGTCGAACCCAACGCCGGCACGACGGGCGGCGCGCTTGTTGAAATGTCGCCAACCCTGGCGGACCTTCGGCGCGCGGTGTGTTGGAACCGTGTGGTTTCGCGCAAGCAAGTGCCGTTGGCGTTCATCAAGTCGAAGGCGTAAGCCGCCGGCTAGACTGACTGTGCCCCTGGCGCGATGCCAGGGGCCAACACAAGGAAAGAAGCGATGAAGCCCCTTGCTGAACGTCACGCCGACCGCGCACAGCGCAAGGCGGACAACATGGCCGAAAGTCAGGATGCCAGCAACTACACTGGCGGTCTTGGCGATGCCATGAACAAGATTGCCGACGCACAGACCGCGCTTGCCGGCCTTTCGCCGAATCAACGCGAAGAACTGAAGTCGGCGTTTGAAGCCAACTTGGCCGAAGGTGCCGATGGCTTCCGTTCGCTGGCTGAAGAAGGCAACGATGCACCTGGCCTTTCGCTGGCCGGCATCGGCACGGTTGACACGCGCGTCACGCCGTTTGCCGCAATCGACAAGGCCGGTGCGGCGATGATGACGGGCGAACTGCCCGCCGCGTCGTTCGATCCCGCCAACGGCAATCTGAACGGCCTGGCGGTGGAAGCCGCCGGAACCCCCGCCAGCGCCGCCGGATGGGGCACGACGGGCGCACAGGGCGGCAACGGGGGTGGAAGCACCAACGACGGCTATGGCGCGCTGACGCTGACCGAACTGAAGGCCGAAGCCGATGGCCGCACGCCGCCGGTTCCGTATCCCGCCAAGGTCAAGGACGATCAGGCCGGCAAGGACGGCATCATTGCCGGCCTTCGCGCCGCTAACGCCGCCGCTGCAAAGGCCAGCGACAACAGCTAAAGAAGGCGTGCCTTCTTATGCACTATGAAGGCCGGCCCTAACACGGCCGGCCTTTTTGATGAAGGGAACAAGTCATGCAATTTTCCACCACTGTTCGCAATGCTCGCCTTGACGCCATTGAAACAGCAATTGGCGCGTCGCCTATCCTTCGCATTCGTTCTGGCGCTAAGCCGGCAACTTGTGCCGACGCCGATACTGGCACTGTGCTTGCGACAATGGCGTTGCCGGCGGATTGGCTGGCCAATGCTGCAAATGGCAGTAAGGCAATGTCAGGTGATTGGCAAGACGCAGCCGCTGACGCAACTGGCATTGCGGGTCATTACCGCATTTATAGTGCGGGTGGCGTTTGCCATGAACAAGGCACTGTGACTATGGCCGGTGGCGGCGGTGATATGGAAGTGCAAAACACGAACTTCGCGGCCGGTCAAAACATCATTGTGACCGCGAAGACTTATGTTGACGGCAACGCATAAGTTATATCGCCATGGCTGACATTCAAGAATTTTTGCTAGCCGGCACGACACAATGGGTTGTGCCGGCTGGCGTCAAATCATTGCGTGTCGATGCCATAGGCAACGGCGGTAAAGGCAATCGGTCATCTTCGGCGCGTTCTGGCGCTGGTGGCGGGGCATCAATTGGCGCAGTTTTTGCCGTTACGCCTGGCGAAGTCTTCAACGTTTTAGTTGGCCTTGGCAACAGTTCGGCGGCAACAACGTTTTCTAGCGCAACGGCTGACCGTTTGGTTAGTGCCGATTATGGCCGAAGTGCCACCACTGGCACCGGGGCTGTTGGCGGTTCATCGGTTAATTCTGTTGTTGCCGGCACAGCCGCTTTGTATGCGTTCAGCGGCGGCACTGGCGGTTCTGGCGGTAGCACTGGCGCGGGCGGTGGCGGCGGCGCGGCCGGTCCCGATGGAGCGGGCGGCAACGGTTCGCGCAACAACACCAACAACCGGAACAGCGGCAGCGGCGGTGGTGGTAATGGTGGCGGTAGCGGCGGATTTGCGTCTAACACTTCAACTTCGGCTTTAGGTGGCGCTGGCGGACCTGGCGGCGGTGCCGGTGGCCTGGCTGATAGCGAACTTGCAAATGGTGCAACAAGCGGGTCGCCAGGTACGCTTTGGACAGAAACTAAAACCGGAAAGGTGGCAGGACCGGGCGGCGGTGCTGGCGGCGCGCGAAGTTCATTAAACATTGTCGGGGGCAACTACGGTGGCGGTGGTTCCGGTGCCGGTTCTGCTAGCGACTTTGGCACCAACGGCGGCGACGGCCTAATTGTTCTAACCTACAGTCAAGACGAAGCAACCGGGCCAATTGCGGCAACTAGCAATGTTGGTTTGGAACCGGCAACAAGTTCTAGCTTTGTCAACACTTCCGTAAAAGTCGCAAGCGAAACCGTTTCGTTCGCGTCAACTTCGGCCAGTGTGGGCGTTAAGATTGACGCAACCAACAACCTCAATCTTGCTGATACGCTGTCGCAAGGTGCGGCCAAGCTTTTGTTGTTGGCGCAAGGTACGGCCAACTTAAACGACACAGCAAGCGTGTTCGCTGTTAGCACTAAAGTAAAGGCAACAAGTTCAGTTGTTCTTGCTGACGTTGCGACTGACACCGAAGTTAAATCTAAAATTGCGGTAACAGCGACAAAGCCAATAGCCGACGCCACCGGCTTTGCCAATGTTGCAATTGTTTCGCCGCCGTTGTCGATTACTTCGATTGTCAATCTTGAAGCTGTTGTTGGCACTGGCAAAATAAGAGTTATCGTTGTCGCGGCTGGCATTCGCACAGCGCACGCGGAACCTGAAAACCGGATCGTTACGGCGGACTTGGAAGCAAGGCTTGCCAATGCTATAGGCGAAAGCCGACAAGCTGAAACTTCGCTTTAAGTAAGGCGCATCTAGCAGAAAGGCCGACGAAATGGCAAAGACTTGGCCGGCCAAAGACCCGGAAGAAGTGCTTGACTACGGCTTTAACTGGAAGCCGCGAATGACCGATGGCGACCCCATAACTTCACACACCGCCAATGTCATTGTGGGCAATGTTAACGTTGATGATAGTTATATTAACGTTGATGGAACTTTGACGACAACTTGGTTGTCCGGGGGCGTTGCCGATGAAACTTGCGAAATTGGCTTGCAAGTTCGCACTGTTGCCGGTCGCGTGTTTGAAGAAACATTGAAGATTAAAATTAAGAGCCGATAAGAGGAACCGGGCGCATGGCTTTAACAGTTGGAAACATAGCCAACAATCCTGATTTGGATAGTCCGGCTTCAGTGTCTTTTTCAGACGCTTACCATGAGAACAGGGGCAATGCCGCTTGGGCCAATCTTGACGATGAAGTCAAGGAACAGCTTTTGCGCAAAGCCGGTGATTACATGAAAGCCAAATATGGCGTGCATTGGTCAACTTTGTTTTCGACGTTGACCACTGTTCCCACGCCGATTGCGCAAGCCGCCGCCGAACTGGCGTTTATCGCGCGAACAACGCCGCTTATGCCAAACGTTACACGCGGCAAGAAGAAGGTTAAAGTTGGCCCGCTTGAAGTGGAATATGATGGCAACGCCGCCACTTCAACCGAATTTGTTGCGGCTTCTTTGCGGATTGCTCCTTATCTTGCAACGCCGGTTTCGGTTGGTCCTTTTGTTAGGTTGGTGCGGACGTGACCGAACTTGACCTTGAATTGCCGGAACTAGCGGCGGAACTTATAGCCGAATACGGCGCTGACGTTCAATATGTTGTCAGCACACAGCCGGCTTATAACCCCGCTACTGGCAAAGCAACCGCTGTTGAAAACAACTTTGACTTCAAAGCCATCGTTGAAGATTACAGCTTACAAGGGTCAGGTCAAGCTTTCGCTAGCGGCTTGGTCGAAAGCGGCGACAAGAAGTTGACTACCGCCGCCAGCTTCTTTGACGAAAAGCCATCGCCAGGCGATAAGTTCAGGTTTGAAGAAAGCCTTTACACCGTGCTTAATGTCAAGACGACATATAGCGGCCAGCTTGCTTGTCTTTATGAAATACAAGGACGTGCCTAATGGGTTTTGCCGAAGACCTAGCCGCGATTGCGAATAAGATAGACGCTAGGGCGCACTTGGTTGTTCGCAAAATTGTTATTGATGTTGGCACTTCGCTTGTGATGAAGTCGCCAGTTGGCGACCCGACATATTGGATAATGGAGCCGCCGCCGGGATATGTTGGCGGACGTTATCGGGGCAACTGGCAATTCGGCTTTGGTGCCGCTGACACCAAGATTACCGACAACGTTGATAAAAGCGGCGGGGTCAGCATTGGCCGTATTACATCGGAAACGCCAAACAAGCCGGCGGGCGGTGTCTTCTATATCACTAACAGCTTGCCTTATGGCCCGCGCCTTGAAACGGGGTGGAGCCGCCAGGCACCGCATGGAATGGTTAGGCTGACTATTACCGAATTTCAACCAATCGTCGCCGCCGCTGTAAGGGCTTTGTCATAATGGGCACCGAAGCAATCCGCGCCAGCTTGGAAACCAAGCTTGACCAAATGCAACCACCTTTGCCCACAGCATGGGAAAACACTGACTTCAAGACTGAAGACGGTTCGGCTTGGCAAGAAGTGTGGTTGATGTTGGCTAGGCCGGAAAACCCGACCTTCGGTGACGACTTTTACCGTCAGCGGGGATACCTTCAGGTAAACTTGAAGTATCCTTTGAACACCGGCCCTGCTGACGCACAGTTGCGGGCCAACTTCTTGCGTGACACCTTCAAGCGGGGCTTGTCACTGACCACGGCCGGGATTACAACGACTGTGGAGGAAACCCCCGAAATTGGCCGGGGTTCTAACGAAGGCGACCGTTACGTTGTGCCGGTCTTTATTCGTTTTTACGCCAACGTTCAACCATAGGAGTAAGACCAATGCCCGGTATTGCAACTGGCGTTTTCAAGAAGCTGTTTGTCAAGCGCCAGGCCGGCCTTGGCGTTATCTCACCCGCCGGCCCCGCACAGTCGGCACGTTCAATGCGTCGTGTGACTTCGACGTTGAACAAAACGAAGTCAACCTATACTTCGGCCGAAGTGGTCGAAAGTCAACAGGTTCGTGACCTTCGGCACGGTGTCATTTCCACTGGCGGTTCGCTTTCGGGCGAACTTTCGGTTGGCACTTATCAGATGCTTTTTGAAAGCATCTTGCGTCAGGCCGTTCAGCCTTCGGTTACTTCCGGCGCAATCGCCATTGTGACGGCGGCGTCAACCGGCGCGTTCAGCGGCACGTTCACCCGTTCGGCCGGGTCTTGGCTAACCGATGGCTTCAAGGTTGGCGATGTTGTCAACATGACGGGTCAGGCGGCACCGGCTGTTGCCAACAATGACCAATATATGGTCATTACGTCGTTGTCGGCGTTGATAATGGCGTGTGTCGTGTTGGACAAGACGCCGATTATCGCAAAGGCGGCTGGCGACCCGGTGACGTTCGTTACCGTGGGCAAGAAGACTTGGGTTCCCTCTATTGGCCACACCCGCGATTATTACACAGTGGAACATTGGTTTGGCGATATTGGCCAAGACGAACTTTTCCCCGACACGGTGTTTACCGGCGCTAATGTGGCGTTGCCACCTTCCGGCATGGCCACTGTTGAGTTTCCCATGATGGGGCTTGATATGACCACCGGCAACGCACAGTATTTCACCAACCCGGCCCCGCCTTCGACCGGGGGCAATCTCGCAAGTGTCAACGGTGCGCTGATTATTAACGGTGTCTTGGCGGGTCTTGTCACTGGCATTACTTTCAACATCAACGGCCAGTATGCTTACCCCGCTGGCGACGGTTCCGTTGGCACCAATCTTCGGCCTGACGTGTTGCCTGGCGTCTTGATCGTTACCGGCTCTATGACCGTTCTTTTCCAAGACGGCACTTTCCGCGACCTGTTCTTGAACGAAACGGAAGCGGCAATTATCGTGGCGTTGACGGCGGACAGTTCGGCCAAGCCGGCGTTCACGTCCTTTGTTATGTCGCGGGTGAAATATACCGGGTCCGACAAGGACGATACCAACACCGGCATGACGCTGACAATGCCCTTCCAGGCATTGGAGAACGTCACCAACGGCGGTGCCGGCTATCCCAACCTTCAGACGACTATCAGCGTTCAGGATAGCGCGTTCGCTTGACGCCGGCCTGAATAACTGCAAACCTAGAGGGGCGGCGCTTTTGCCGCCCCTTTTCATTTCAGGAAACCGGGCAATGACCAAGACCACTGACGTTGACGCAACCATGACCGACCTTGGTGACCTTGACACTGGCGCGGCGTCGGATGCTGGCACCGAAATTGAGTTGAAGCACCCGACCACCAAGAAGGCAACCGGCATCTTCATTGGCGTTGTCGGCAAGCACAGCCAAATCTTTCGCGACATTGTGCGCGACCGCACCAACGAACGCATCCGGCGCGAAGCTGAAAACGCCAAGCGCGGCAAGGACAGCGAACCGACCACGGCCGAAGAAGTCGAAGCGCGGGCCATCGAACTGTTGACGGCTTGCACCACGCATTGGCGTTCGGAAACGCGCAACACCAAGGGCGAAGTCATCGACAACAAGCCTATCGTGAAGTTCAAGGGCGAAGAACTGGCCTTCAACGCCGGCAACGTCGCCAAGATTTACACCGCCATGATTTGGGCGCGTGAACAGGTTGACGGCGCTATTGGCGACCTTGAACTTTTTATCAAGGCTTGACCGAACGCTTGGTGGAGTTCGCCACGGCGGACTTCACCCTTTCTGTCAAGCAAGACGACGGGCACACGTTACGCGACCACCTAGTTAATGCGTGGAAGCAATCGGGCATCATGCCGGATGAACTACGCACCGCCCCGCGCTTGCCGGAATTGACGGGCCATTTGTGGGGATATTATTTAAGACTTCACCGACGCCGCCAAAACTATGGTTGGGGCCATGTGCCTTTGACTTACTTGGAAGTGGAAGCTTGGGCGCGGTTGAACAAGGTTACACTTGACCATTGGGAACTAGACGCGATATTAGAGATTGACGACGCTTACTTGGCGTCAACAGTCAAGTCTTCCAAGGGGTCTTAAATGTCAACCGATATTGCAACCCTTGGCATTAAAGTTGACGCCAGCCAAGTTAGCAGCGCCAGCGGCGAACTTAAAATTTTAGTTGAAGTCGGCACCAAGGCTGAAAAAGCAACCGATGGTCTAAAGGACAGCTTCGGCGGACTGAAGACAGCGGTTGCCGGTCTTGGCCTTGGTGCTTTGATCCGTGAAGGCATTGACCTTGCTGATACATACGCCAACATTCGCGGCCGGCTTTCTTTAGTTACCAATGGCACTACCGAACTTAATTCGGTGACGGAAAAGCTGTTTGAAAGCGCCCAACGGTCGCGCGCCAGCTTTGAAGCAACAAGCGACCTTTACGCCAGCTTGGCCCGTTCCACCAAGTCGCTAGGCACTTCGCAAACCGACTTGTTGCAAGTCACCGAAACTATCAACAAGGCCCTTATCGTTTCCGGTGCGTCGGCTTCGACGGCCGAAGGCGCGCTTGTTCAGCTAGGCCAGGGCTTTGCCAGCGGCACCTTGCGCGGTGACGAACTTAACGCTGTGCTTGAAGGCACGCCACGCCTGGCACAAGCTATTGCCGATGGCATGGGCGTTACCGTTGGTCAACTTCGCGCACTTGGTGCCGAAGGTAAGATTACCGGCGAAACTGTGTTTAATGCGCTGAAGTCGCAAAAAGACGCGGTGGAAAAAGAATTTGCTAAAATGCCCACAACTGTAGCGCAATCGTTCACGGTGCTACAGAATGAAATTTTGCGTTATGTTGGCCAAGCTAATTCGGCCAGCGGTGTTACCGGCGTGTTGTCGGCTGGTGTTGCCGGTCTAGCGCACAATCTTGATACCATTGTGCCTATCATCGGCATTCTTGGCATTGCCCTTGGCGTCGGCTTCGTTTCGCGCGCTGTAGCGGCACAGATTGCAGCGGCCGAAACCGCTACGGCTATGGGCGCGCTTGGTGTTGCGGCGCGCGGTGCTGGCGCTTCGTTGCTAGGCGCGTTTGGCGGGCCGGTTGGCTTGGCTATTACGGCGGTGACTTTGGCTATTGGCGGCTTCATTGTCGAAAGCACGCGGGCCGATGCCGTCATTAGCACGGTCAACAAAAGTTATGACGAAATGCGCGCCCGCTTGGCCGCTGCAAAGACCGCCGCCGATGGAGCCGCCGCCGGTTCGGCCGGTGTGGGCAGCACAGCCGCAAGCGCCGTTCCTGGCGTTGATAGCCTGACCGGGGCGGTTAAGGGGCTTGCTGACAATCTGTATCGCCAGGCGGACGCCGCCAAGAAGGCGCGTATTGAAATGGCAGCAACGGGGCTGGCCGAAGCGCGTAAGAACGAACTGGCGGCGGCGGCTTTGACCCCGCAAGGCCGGCGTGGGGCTAATGAGTTTCGACGCGGTGACTTGCTGAACAATGCCGGTGTTATTTGGGAAAACGTTGTTGCTGGCGGTCGAAGCTTGCTAAGTGGCGGGCGCACTGACCGCGAAGCACAAGAAGCTTACCGCAAGTCGGTTGCCGTTTCGATCCAAGCCAAGAAAGACCTTGACGCGGCTTATCAGTCATCGAACAGCGCGGCGGCTGGCGCTGGCGCTGTTAATGCGGCTGAAATTAAGAAGCTTCAAGGCCAGGTTGATGACTTGCGAAAAATTCGCGGTCAGCTTTCCGGCAAAGAACTGAAGCGCGCCGACGCCAAGATTGCGGCCGGTGAACGCAAAATTCAATTGCTTGGCACTGGCGCGGCTGAAGACGCCGTGAACGCGGCGGTTGGTTCGGGCGGCACTGGCGGCGGCAAAACTGGCAAGACTGACGCACAGCGTGAATATGACAGCGCCGTGAAGTCTTCGGAACGTTACGTTGAACAACTACAAATCGAAACCGAAAACATTGGTAAGAATGCGGTTGAACAGCGGCTTGCGGCGGCGGAACGCGAAGCCGCCAAAGCGCCGACTGAAGCATTGCGTCAGCAAATCTTAGCCGAAGCTAACGCTTGGGCAAGTGCGACACTTATGCAAGAAGTCACTGAAGCCGCACGCAAAGCAACCATTGAAGCAATCGAACGCGAAACGAAGGCCAGCCAAGAAGCGCAAAAGGCTGGCAAAGAAATGGTTGACCAAATCGAATTTGAAGCAAGCTTGCAAGGTATGTCAGCGCAACAGCGGGCGGTTGCTACGGCAACCCGCGACCTTGAAACCAAAGGTATCAAGGAAGGAACTGTTGCTTGGATGCTATACGGCGACGCGATACTTAGCGCGGCTTCCAAGAAAGGTGCTTTGCAAGACCAAGCTGATGCCGCCGCTGGCGTTGCTGACCATATGCGCGCCGTGAATGATAACGTCAAAGCGGCAACGGATAGCTTCAGTCAGTTGTTCGGCACAGCCGGCGAAGGCTTCGCATCGCTTATTGAAATGGTGTCTGACTATGCTGAACAGTCGGCGCAAGCGGAAGCGCGTGTTGCCGATGCCCGCGCCCGCTATGGAGCCGATAGCGCCGAAGCACGCGCCGCACAGGCTGAAGCGACCGAAGAAGCGGCGGCGCGCGAAATGGCAAGTTATGGCACCGTCATTCGTGGCGTCAAAAGCATGTTCAGCCAAAAGTCAACGGCTTACAAGGTTATGGAAGGCGTTGAAAAAGCTTATGCTGCTGTGCGCCTGGCGTTGGCGATTAAAGAAATTTTGACCGAAGGTTTGCTAACCGGCGTAAAGGTTGGCGGTGCCGCTACTCGCATGGCCACTGATACCGCCGAAACCGGCACGTCAGTTGTCAACAGCGGGCTTAGGGCGGCGGCGCACGGTGTCGAAGCCATCGCCAAAGCCATCGCCGGCTTGCCGTTCCCGTTGAACCTTGTGGCGGGTGCCGCAACCGCCGCCGCGTTGGTGGCATTTGGCGTAAAGGTCTTCGGTGGAGGGGGCAGCAAAAGCGCGTCAGCTTCGTCAGAAAGTGACACCAAAGCCGGCACCGATTACACCGGGCCAACTGACGAATATGGCAATCCCACGTCGGGTTATAGCGTTTTGAAGTCGGGCCGCACGTCAGTTGCCGGCAATGATAATCAGGTGTATGCCGGCCAGGCGGGTTTTGCCAGTGGTGCCGGTGGCATCGGCGGGATTAACATTGGCGACACCAACTTGACTATTCAAGGCAATGTTGACCAAGATACTTTGCCGCTTGTTCAAGCCATGCTTGACAACCATAAAGACGCGGTTGTTCAGGAAGCGCGGCAAGCCGCCGCGCAAGACCGCGCCGCTAGCGATAGTCGCCAGCGCATAGGGGGTTCGCGGTAATGGCTATTATTTCAGTTCCCGCAAAGTTTACCTTCAGCAAAGTTAACAGCTTTACCCTTCAACGGGCAAGCAATGTCTTGCGGTCAAAGTTTACCGGCCAAGGCCAACGCATTGTTTACCCTTTCGCTGTGTGGATGCTTGAAGCAACTTTGAATGAAGTTGACGGAATAACCGCCGGCCGTATTCGTTCGTTCTTAGCGCAACTTGAAGGTCAAAAAAATACTTTCCGTTTGCCAGTGCCAGGCCATTACCGGCCACTTGGCGGATATACCGGGGCAGTTATAGCCAACGGTCCCGCCGCTGCCCGCGCGTCGTCTTTGGACGTTGACGGCATGGCAGCAAGCCGCATCGTTTTGACTGAAGGCGATTACTTCACTATAAACGATGAACTTAAAATGGTTACGGCTGATTTAATGAGTAGCGCCGGGGGTTCAGGCGTTATTTCATTCAAGCCGGCGCTTCGCAAGCCTGTTGCGGACAATACGCCGCTGACGATCATAAACCCCACGGTGTTGATGACGGCTGAAGATGACGACGTTGCCAGTTGGGGAATAGGTCCGCCGGTCAGGCAATCGGGCAAGTTCAATGCTATGGAAGCCGTTGACATATGACGCGCCCTTTGACAGCCGCGACTAAAGCCGCCTTCGACAAGCCGATTTTGCCATTGGCGGTTATCCTTTACCTTGACATTGAAGGCGACCCGCTTTTTGCTTGGACCGGCATTGGCGATTTGCCATTTGCCATTAATGAAACAGGCGACCCGTCACTTGACGGCAAGACGTTTTATGGCACCGGCAACATTATGGAAGTCAGTGAAGTCAGCGATGGCGTTGGCGGGTCCGACGCGCTTGAAATAAGCTTGCCAGGTGTTGACCTTGGCCAACCAATGCTTCGCCAGTTAATTACCAATCGCAAACGTTGGCAGTTCCGCCGCGCTGTGGTTTGGTTGATGGCGCTTGACCCCGATACCGACGCCATTGCCGGCAAGCCTTTCAGGATCAAGACCGGCCGAATGGATAAAATGCCGTACACCGAAAACGATAAAAGCGGAACGGTAACTTGTCGCATTGAAGGCCAACAAGCTTACGGCAACATTCCGTTGGCGACACGCTATAGCGAACAAACAGACATAAACCCCAACGACACAAGCCAACGCTATGTTCATTCGTTGGCGAATATGACGGCCAGCATTGGCACACTTTCAGCGCCTTCGCCCATTGGCCGGGGGATTACCAACTATTTCAGCAATTCAGCGGAAGTCAGATAATGGCACGGCTTGATAACTGGCAGAACAACCTTAGCGCCTTAATCGAAGACAAGCGCGCTGAAGCGTTCGACTTCCCAAGCTGGAATTGTCTAATGTGGGCATTTGCCAGCATTGAAGCTGTAACAGGCCGTGACCTTGGTGTTAAATACCGGGGCAAATATAAGAACGAACTTGGTGCTTCGCGGTTGTTGAAAAGAGTTGATGACGTGACGACTTCGCAAGCGTTGCTGGAAAAGTACCTTGGCGAACCGCGCCCCGTTGCCTTCGCCCGCCATGGTGATATTGTTCTAGTTGATCCGGTCGGCACCGGGCTTGAATTGCCGTCAGACATTGAACTTTTTGGCCCTGTTCCTGGCGTTTGCTATGGTGCCACTAGCTTCTTTGTTGGCGAGTTCGGCTTAGTGCAAGTCGAAACATTGCGGCTAGGGCAAGCAATATGGGTTTCATAGTCAAAGGCGTCAAGTCTGTTGTTAAAGCCGTTGGTAGCGTTGTTAAAGGCGTTGTTGGCGTTGTTAGCAAAGTTGTTGGTGCGGTTTTTGGTTTTGCTGTTGGTAGCAAAACAAAGGCAAAGGCGACGACGACCAATACGCTTAACAAATCGTTGGAGCCTGAAGCTTACCGAAAGATTATCTTTGGTCGCACAGCTTCGCCGCTTGACTTGCGGTTTTGGGAAGTTTGGGGCAAAGATGGTTCGCGATATGACGAAGTATTGGCTTCGGCAGCACATCGCATCAACGCTTATCTTGAACTGTATATGGAGAACGACCTAGCCATAAATGCGGCTAGTGTTGTTCAGCCTAAGTTTGCCGGTGTGCTTAGTCGCGACACCCGGCTTGGCGCGTCCGGTCAAACTGCAATGGCAGTTGGCAGTAACAACCAATGGACTAACACGGCAACGTTCGATGGTGTGCCGCATATGAAGTTGGCTTGGGTTCCTGACGAAAAGAAACTACCCAACGGCATTCCGTCACGATACACCCAAGTTGTTGAAGGCGCGCTTGTGTATGACCCCCGGCGGGATAGCACCGTATCGGGCGGCACAGGGACACACAGGGCCGATGATCGGTCAACGTGGTCTTACTCCACCTTGGACGGCAACGGTGTGCCTATCGGCCGTAACAACGCGCTTCAGGCGCTTTGGTATCTGTTGGGTTGGACGGTGCCCACAAAGGATACCGCCGGCAAGGCGACGGGCGAAATGCTTGTTGCCGGTCGCGGTGTTGATCCGCAAGACATTAACCTTGCCAGCTTTATTGCTGGCGCAAATGCTTGTGAAATTGCCGGCTATTACACTGATATGGTGCTTAGCACTGAAGACACGCACACGTCGAACGAAGATAAAATAACGTGTGACGGCTTGATTGGCCGCTTGATTGATCCAGGCGGCTTGTGGAGTTATTACGCCAACGTTGATGATACGGCTAACATTGCCGTTGACCTGACTGACGCCGATATTATCCAAGGCGTTTCCGTGAACTGGAACGAATATGAAAGTATGTCGTCACAGTTCAATCAAGTTAGCGGAAAGTTTATAAACCCGTCACCAACGACATTATTTCAAGCGTTCCCTTATCCAATGGTGCGCGACGCTACCTATGAAGCCAACCTTGGCATCAAACGCCGCAAACCCCAAGACTTTGAACAGGTGCTTGACGGCGTGTTGGCGCAACGCTTGGCAAGGCTGTTGCTTAATCAAGGCCAATATCAAGGCGAATTTCAGGCCGGCTTTAATTACCGCGCGATGAAGGCGCAAGCTTGGTCAGTTGTCCGCTACACGTCCGAACGGTTCGGTTTCACCAAACTGTTTCGGGTGTATCGTCACGACATTTCGACCGATGCCGGCATTGGTATGTTGTTGAAGGAAATTCACCCTTCCATTTGGGGCGCTGGCACGGTCACGCCGCCGCTGGCACCTGGCCTTGGCACGAACTATCAAGCCAACCAAGAAATTTCATTGACCGGGCTAGTTGTTGTCCGCTCCACCATTGAAGGAAGCGGTGAAAACGCCACGGTCTATGACGCGGCAATTGTATCTTGGGATGAACCGCCGGTAACAGTGCGAAGAACCCAAGTGCGTTACCGGATTGTGGGAAGCGACGCTTGGGAAACAAGCCCGTCCATCTTGCGTGGATCATCGGCAACTGTGCTGATTGGCCCATTGGTCAAAGCTTCAACTTATGAAGTTCAGGCTAGGCATGTGTCTATTAACGAAGTTGAAGGGCCGTGGATAAATTACGTCGGCAACTTCGATGCGGGCCAAGCTGGCAACGTTGATTACGCTGGCATTGTTGACGCCGGAACCAAAGCCGAATGGCCTAACGTCAGCGACCCGGCGGGAACGCGACCTAGCGACAACGCCGACGTTACCAAAGACGTTCTTGACGAAGCCATGAAGGTTATAACTGGCAAGACGGCCAGCGAAGTTGTGTATGACTTCCAAATTCAGCTTGGCACGCTTGCATTAGAAATGTTGCGCAACGCCACTTATAGAGGCGAAAGCGACCAAATCATAAGGACCGGCGACGGCACCACTATCAGGCGGGTTACTGAAATTCTTTCGGTCAAAACCGAAGGCTTGGCTTCAGGGCTTGATAACGCCGCGACGTTTATTGCTTCGCTTAAAGAAGTTGACAGCGACGGCAACGCGAAGGCGCTGCAAACGATTAACGGCAATGGTGTTGTTACCGGATCGGTCAACATTCTTACTGGCGAGCGTAGTTCTTACTACATCATGGCAAATGAATTTGGGTTTGTTGATCCAGGTTCGCCAGGTGACGTACCTAAAAAGCCATTTTATTATTCTAACGGCCGTCTTTATGCTGACGATTTGTTTGTGCAAAAGTTGGCTTTTGGCGCAATGGATGACGAATTTGAAGCCTTACAAAGTCTGTCACCTGGCAACTTTACCCAAAAATTGCCAGGTGGTTTAATAATGAAAGGTGGCCAATTTAGAGGCTACATCAACGACGAAGTTTCGTTGACCGTCATATTTGACCCGCCGTTTCCTAATGGCGTTTTAACGTTTGTTCCGGTGCCTTTCATCTATGTTGCTAGCAACTTGCGCGACTTGTGGTTGCAAGTTCAAGGCGAACCTAGCGTTAACGGTGCTACTGTTTACGCACAGGCGGCGACTAGCAACCAACAGAAACTAGACGGCTTCAATTGGTTTGCGATAGGAAATTGAAATGGCTAGCCAACCGCCAGTAGATCAAGCCGGCTTTGCTGAACTTATCCAAAGGTTCGGTGCATATTTGGACGCGCAAAACGCCGCCCGCAATGTCGTGCCCGTCGCTGAACGCAACGGGCCAGGGCCATGGAATTTTACCGACGATAACGAAGGCGGGAAACGCTTGCGAGTTGGCAACGGCAACAATGCGGCAACCATTATCGTCAACCTATCAAAAAGCGCCGACGTTGGTACAGTCTTTATGCCAAGGCAAGTTGGCTTGGGAGCGGTTAAATTCGTGCCTGAAAACGGCGCTTCACTTGTGCCGTTTCAACCCGGCCACAATGGTACAGGCGGCGTAAACGCCGTTGTGTTGCTGACGTGTGAAAGCAACCCTGACGGCAATAGTGCTGTTTGGCATCTTGACGGCGTAACGGGGGCTGTAGCGTGACTAGCTATTTTGGCGCTTACAATGTGGGCATGATCCCGCTTTTGCTTTCGGCTCTTTGGATTGCGCCTATAGCGTCAGGTAAAGCCGATGGTTCAAGCGTGAATGATGCCGCCCCTTTGTCGGCGTTGAACAACCTGATAACTAAAGCCGCTGACACTAAACAAGAAGTTTGGATTAGGGGTGATCTTGGCGTTTATAACCAAACATCATCTATAAGCATTAACAAAGGCGGTGTTGTCGTTAGAGGCGTTGATGGTTATGGCCGCGATTGCTTTGCCGAATTTGTTGGCAGTCGCGCCGATCCTTGGAAAGCCGGGGCCGCTAATGGCAACGAAATGTTTCGACTTAATAACGGTGCCAATAACCTTACACTAAGGTTTCTAAGGTTTCGCAATGTCGGAGCGGGTTGCATCCGTATGCGCGAACCTTTGATGAACGTGACTGTTGAAGATATTGAAGCTTTCAATGTTTCGCGCGGCGTTGTCAACTATGGCAACGGAACCGCTGACGCAACGGTAATCGGTGCTGTTGTCAGGCGCGTTAAAATTGTCAATTTTTCTAAGCATGGAATTGCTTTCAGGCACAATTCTAGTGGCATTCTAGTTGAAGATTGTGACTTAGACAGCCAAGACGTTGACGGCGACCGCATTACGGTTGGCTTTCAACTTGACGACAACGCTTCTAACGGCATTGCTAGACGTGTATCAGTAAAGAACGTTTATAACGCCGGCCCTGGCAGTTATTATAACGGCGACGGTCTTTCTGGCGAATGGGGCAACAAAAATTGGACCTTTGAAGATTGCAGCGCCGAAAACATTTCTGACGGCGGTGTTGACTTCAAAGGCGATGGTTTCAAGCTTATACGCTTCAAGGCTAAAAGCTGTAAACGTTCAGTTCGGCTTTGGGGTGATGCGCTAGTTGTCGATTTGTATAGCGAAGGCCCGAAAACTAGAGGCGACCGCAACAGCACTTGTCATGTATTCGCAATGCAAGGCGGCAGGGCGCGGGTTCGTATTCAAGGCGGCACTTATATTCAAAGTTCAACCAACCCTATCTTCAGGGTTGATGACAATTCGGTAATCGCATGGGACGCCGCCGCTGTTGCCGGCATTAAAGCCGCCGCCGGCTATACCTTGTGTCAATCCGAATCTTCCGACTTGACCGATAGCCTTTCTAGCGAATGGAACCATAACGACACAACATTGCCCACAATTACCAGCCCGCTTGCATTGTCGCTTGACGAAAACAAGCCTGGCACGTTCAGAATAACTTTATCTGAAATCGGCAACATTCAAATGCAAGGTTTGGATGCCAGCCAATGCCGGGTCATCGGTCGAAACCTTACCGTGTTTTCCCAAGACTATGAAAAACCGGGCGGCGTTTCAAAGGACGGAAGCAACGTTCTAAAAATTCAATTGCGAGTGATTGACCTTAACGACAATCTTTCGCCTTGGTATAACGCAACAATAACAATCAATGACGTTGCCGACGACCCCATTACCCCGGCACAGGCCATAGCGGCTAGTGGAGCAACAAATGGGTGGTGGTTCGACCTGACCGACCCCAACAGCATGTGGGCAGATGCGGCACGAACCATACCGGCGATTGAAAACGGCTTGGTCAAATCGCTTGCTGACTTGACCGGCTTTGGCAATCACTGTGTATTTCCTGACGGCTTTGAACCTTTGCTTAGGTATGTCAACGGTTATGCCGGCTTGGAATTTAGCGGGGCTGTAGTCGGCAACCTTGGGGCTAAAGGTGCGTTGCGCTATCCGCAATTTACAACCGTCGTCGCCATCAACAGGGATAGAGCGGCTGACGCTGGCAACTTCGCCATTGTGTTTGCTGGCCGGCGTTCGTTGACTGTTGGCACTGGCGATAACGCAATGTATCGGCTGAACTTTTTGGATACGGGGACCGCTACTTTCAAGGTCAATCCGAACGGGGGTAACACGTCATCAACGACGCCGGCCACGGCTCCTAGAGGCGTGCCGCTTGTTGTTTCTCACAGGTCAGTTGATGGCATCTTGCGAAGCGGTTATGACGTTAATGGCATGGTGCAACGTTTCGACGGCAGCAACACCGCAACCGCAACATATCCGTTGGCGAATGAACAACCGTTGCTTGGCGCTATGCTGAACGATGCTAACGAATACGTGAACTTTTTTGAAGGCACGTTTTATGCGACCATGCAATTGAATGCCACGTTAAGCGACGACGTGCGTTTTCGCATTGAGCGTCAGCTAGGCAAAGCCGCCGGCCTGGCGCTATAAGGGGCGCGGTCAGGTGCAAACCCTCATTGACGGCCAGTTGAGGCGCTGGCGGGGCATCCTGGCCAAGATATGACCCCTTGCCGTTACAGCCTCGACCCGCCGCACGCGGGGCACTTGAAAAGAAGGCACGCCTTCATAAGAAAACCCCCGCCGGGATGACCTGGCGGGGGTTTTTAGGTTCAGGGAGGATACGCCGCCGGCAAAGGGGGGAACCGACGCCGCAACCCCTACATAACCGCCACGGCGGCGGTGTCAAGCGCGGTCAGGAAGCGGGCACTTCAACCTGAATGCCGTTGGCGCGCAAAGCAATGTTGTAAAGGCCAAGGCCAATGTGCGTGTTGACTTCAAGAACGCCAAAGCTGCAAAACTGCCCAACCGGGTCTTCAGCTTCAAAAAGCGGCTTGCAAATGTCAATGCAAAATTCAGCTTCTTGCACAGTGACGAACGGGCCGGCCAGTAAAGCCGTTCGACCGTTGAACCTGGCGTTGGTATAATACAGCTTGTCAGGGATAATGCCCACAGTCTTTTTCATCGGTTCACTCTCAAATTAGGCGGTTGGCTTCAGGGCGCTTATAAACGCCAATGTCATAAAGAATGTCGATAGCTTCGCTGACATAGCGGTCAAAGTCAAGGTCATGCGGGATGGCAGGGGGAAGCGTCATAAGCGGGCGGGCACCTTCGGTCTTTGCCACCTTGTTGCCTGATGCCGCATAGTTGATTGTTCCGGTTTCGCCTTGCGCGTAATACCAACGCACAGCCTTGCCGAGATAAACGCCGTCCTTTTCAGCGCCGCCCTTGACGTGTTTGACCGCCACAAACTTCTTCAGATCGCAGCAAGCCATGATGGTTTCGTGAACCGGCGTGCCAACCGCTAGGTATTCTTGCACGGCTTCGGAACACACATAAGCTTCAGGGTTTTTGCTAAGCACGCTATTTTGTGCCGAACCACGTTCGCAATAGACCCCCTTGGTTTTGACTTCCGGCCGATTGCTACCTTCCTTCAGTTCCTTAATAGCAATATAGTTGTTCACGTCGCGGCTATACAGTGCCGAATAGCGGGTTTCTTCGGTGACAAAGCCGGTGCGCCCTTCCCAAATCGTCATAACGTTTTCAAGGTCAGCCGCCTTGTTCTTGGGGCACTTATACACCGCGCCGTCAGTGTTGGCGCTAATGCACGGTATGCCGGCCAACTCCACCATTTCGATTTGCATAAGAAGCGCAAGCTGGCCGGTAATCGTCACCTGTGCCAGCAAGTCAGGCGAATAAATATCGGAATAGAAGTTGCCAAGCTTTCCGAACGTGCCGTTAATCGCAATCTTCAATCCGGCTTCAAGCGGGTTCTTGGCCTTCTTCAGCGCTAGGCGACGCATGACAAGATTGCGGTAAACTTCAAGGAACGCCGGCCCCAAGTGTTCGGGGAACAGTTCATTGTTCAACACGATATAAGGGTAATAGCTGGCAACGTCGCGGTCTATGATAAGCGTATTGTCATCGGCGCGGTGGAACACGCTTTCTTCGTTGCTGTGTAAGCCGCCCATTGCAACGGTGTAGGTTTGACCGTTCAGGTTGACCAAGATGACGTGCGACCTGACGCCATCCTTTTCCTTGGTGCGGACCTTCAGCAACGGAAAGTCTTTTGCAAGGTCAGCCATATTGTGGGGAAACTTAGGCTTACCGCCTTTGCTAATTTCAATTGGAATTATCGCGACAAACTCTAGCAATTGCTGAAGCTGTGGCGTCTTAAATGAAAGCCAATCGAACACGCGATAATTGAAGGTTTCGCCAACTTCCCAACTTCGGCGTTTGCCAATGGGGCCAAGCTTTTCAAGTTCGCTGACAATGACCGCTTCGGCAATCTGTGCGTCAGACTTTGACCGCAAATCTTGGTTGTATTCGCGGCCAAGGTCTTCGCGCATGGTGATGAAGGGTTGAAGATGATTGAACAAACCAATGGTCAAGTCATCATCATTGATATTATAGTCACGAACGTTAGCCGCCTGTTCAGGCGTTAGTTCAGTTGCAATGTCATAAGGCAAGTCTTGCATTCGTTCGCAATGCAAGCGCCCGCCGTAAATCTTTAGGGACGCTGAAATTGGCGCTACTGGCAACAAGTCAATGTGATTGACGTGCAATGCCTTCACGCCATATTTGCGTTCGACCTGATAGGGTTGCATTTCTTCTTTAATAATTTCATCGCTGACTTCCTTTAGCCGGGGCGCACGAACACCCTGGCAAGCGACAAGCGTTATCGGCAAGTCATAGGTGCGGCTATTGAAGCCAATAATAAGCCAACGGTAAAGGATATAAGTTAGGTAATTCTGCCAAACGTCGAATGGCGCGGCCATGCCGTTGACAAAGTAACCTTCAGGTGTGTCTTCAAAATAAACGATTTTGCCAGTGTCAATGCACTTGAAAGACACAAGCCAATAATTAGAATAACTTTCAACGTCGAACACGGCCCTTTTGGAGCCGTGCAAGACTTCATCAGGGCCAAAAAGTTCATAAGACTTAGCCGGCGGAATAGGCGTGCTAAGGAAGTCACGCGAACGCAAAGCCGGGTCAAGCTTCTTGTCCGCGCGCTTACGCCTATCCGGCCGGCTATCGTCAAAGAACATAGTTTAGCCCTGACCCCAACCTTGGCTTTGGTCTTCATCTTCAGGTGGTGGCACGTCATCGTCAATGCCATCAGAACTGTGGATTTGCGCCCCGCCAATGGTGTCGCTTGTTTCATCAAAACCTTCACGATAAGTGACGGTTGTGGCCAAGCCGACGATTGCCCCGCGCACAGTGCCAGGCACCGGCCCGTTCGGGCCAATGGCTTCCCCGCCGAAGAAATAGGCGCGGTCACCATACGTCGTCAGGTCAATGGTCTTGGCATAAGGCGACACGTCCTTAATCAGCTTGCCCTTGAACCGCTTGCCGCCTTGAAGCCCTTGCACTTCATAGATAGCACCAGCGCCTTGGTCAGTGTGCGACATAACCATGTTGTCGCCAAATGTTATCCAATCGTCATCGGTGAACTTGCTGACCGCCTCCACCGCGTCGAACAAGCCGGTAAGCGTTTCGGCGGGATGGCTGTTGACATTCAGCACCGCGCCAACGTCGGGCCAACGATCCTGATAGCACTGTGTCTTGATCCAAGCGCCGCCTTCAAAGTGGAAGGTGACGCTGGCAACGGTGCCGTCGCCGCCCCAACTGAAGCCGAAGCCGACGAACGGCTTTGTGACCTTGGCCACAGCCGCCGTGAACGTCTTAGGCAGCACCATTGCCGGGGGAAGGTCAACGCCGTGGAAGTATTGCAGAACCGCCGCCCCATTCGTGCCGGTGCAAACATAAGCTTCAAGCAACAATGACGCATAATGCGCCTTATCTGCCGCTTCGCTCGCCAGCACGCCGCACACCTTGAACGCTTCCTTGATTTGTTCGGTGACGGGTGCAATGTTCAGGTCAGGCTTGGGCATGTGCAATTCTTCAGGATGCAAGCACGGCACCAAGGCACGCAACTTATCACCTTTGACCGAAAGCTGACCGTTGGGGGTTTCGCTGATAACCAACGACTTGCCGCAACGCTTCAAAGCCGCTTCAAGCTTGTCAAGGCGGGGCGCAAGGGTCAGTTCTTCGGCAATGGGATGACCCGCCGACACCTGGCCGTTGAAAGTAATTGCTTCCTTCCCGATAAGACGAACCACGGCCTTCCAAGTTTCCGCGTCGTCATCAAACGTGCCCACACTGACGAAGGCCAGTGCGTCAAGAAGGTTCTGTGCCTGTGTCGGCTTTGCCGGCCGGCCGCGTCGTGTTCCTGCCATGTTAGCTTTCCTTTCGATTGTTGGCCAATAGACTTCTATTGTCCATTCTAGCAACCGCGACCGTCCTGGCCTTGGGTTTGTGCGGTCTAACTCGCCAAGGCGTTGCCGTTCTTTATCGTGCGCCACCCGTTCGGCTATCCTGTCCTTGGCGTTAGGGAAGCTTTCAAGATAAGCCCGGTATATGTCATGTTCGCGCCCCATTTAGAACGGTATTTCATCCGATGGCATATAGCTATCGCAACCGAATGCCACCACGCGCGGCGGCGGGTTGCCGTTGTGCATCATGCAATAAAGGTTTGGTTCCTTGAACGAAGCACAGTTGAAACAACAACGCTTGCTTCGTTCCACCGCCTTTGCAACAGCGTCGTGAATTGCCTTTACCAAAGCCGCCCGGTCTTTCACTTGGCTTTCGTTTACTGGGTCAGAACTCATATCCCATTATCTCCGGTGTTTGCTTGTTGACCCAAACGTTGATGCGCCGGGGTGCCCTTAGTTCGCCAATCAATTCAAGCACCTTTGCGTTAGTTGTCGGCACGTCTTCATCCCAACCGGGTTCCCAACTGTGCCGGCCGTCGCTATAGTGGAACCTTTGCCGGAACCAATCGCGCGACTTCTTACGAAAGAACGTCACCGGGCTTTCAACCGATATGTATTCGTAAAAGGTCTTCAACCCGCAAAAGTAAGCAACCCGAATGCTTGCCCGCCCGCTGGCCTTGCTAGTGTGGGCAGTTAGAACCATATGTTTGACTTCATAAGGTTCAATCTGTGGAAGGTCCGACCGCAACAGTTCAAGGTTCGACGCATTGCGGTTAAGCTTTTCGGCAAAGGTAAATTCAGTGCCGCACACAATACATTCACGCGCCGACGCATGGTTATAGGTGTTGCATTGAACGCCGTTAATGATTGCTTCGCAAATCCTGACCGGCGCGTCACCTGGCGGGCCGGAACCCTTCGGCCGGGGGATAACCGGGTCATTGATAGGGCCAAGCCGGCGAGTGTTGCCAGCGAAGTCAAGCACCAAACAATTGTTTTTGATGAACGGGAAGTTGGTTGCCAGTTCGCGGTTGGTTTCAGTCAGATAATCATAAGGACGTGTGCCACGGCCAAGCATTTGAACCCAAAGCCCTGGCGACATAGTTGGCCGAAGCATCGCAATTAGGTCAATCGGCTTGTGGTCAACGCCAGTGGTCAGCTTGTTCATGCTAACGGCGGCGCGGGCTTTGCCGGTCTTCCACGCCGTAAATGCTTCGTCGTTTTCGGCATCGGTTTTGTTGCTGTGCATACACACAGTTGGAATGCCAAAAATGCTGTTCAGCATTTCAGCAACGTGTTCGGCGTGTTCAACACCGCTGGCGAAGATTAGCCAACACGCGCGGTCTTGGCCTTCCTCCACCACTTGCTTCAGCGCGCCATAAGTGACGGTTTCTTTGTCAACCGCCGCCTGAAGTTCGCCGGCCTTAAACTCACCTTGCGACATACCGACGCCGGAAACGTCAAGCGTGACGTTGGTGCGACGTGGGATAAGCGGGCACAAAAAGCCATCGGCCAAAAGCCGGTTGAACCCGTCAATGTTGCACAAATCATAAACGACGTGCGTAAACAACGGCCCGTTCGTCATTGGCCCTAAGCCAAGACGGTAAGGCGTGGCGGTGAAACCAATGACCTTCAGCCAAGGATTGATATTAGGGCTGTTCGCATTGATGCCAGCCGGCCCTTTGGTCAATTCTTCAATAAACTTCACATAGCTTGTGTCGGCGTTAGGGCTAAGCAAATGCGCTTCGTCAATGCCGAGCAAGTCACGCTTGCCGAGCAACGGGAACTTGCCGACCATTGATTGCACGCCGCCAAAGATAAGCGGTTGCATGGTGTCGCGTTGCTTCAAGCCGGCGCTATAGACGCCAAGTGGTGCCAGCGGCCAAATTTCTAGCATTTTCGCCGCGTTTTGCCGTATCAGTTCCTTAACGTGCGTCGCCATGATAGCGCGGGTGCCAGGATACATGATAAGCGCACGCCGGAAAAATTCAGCGATGACCACCGACTTGCCGGTGCCAGTAGGAAGACAGACAAGCGGGTTGGCGGGTTCTTGCGAGTGCGCGCGGGCCGGATCATTGAAGAAGTCGAACAGTGCTTGCACCGCTTCTTCTTGATACCAACGAAGCTTAATCGGCTCTAATACCGGCCCGCCGTTATGTCCTATGCCAGCCGACACTTAGGCAATCCTTGCGTAACTGGCACACCCTTGCGGGATGATATATTTAGGTATGTTGGCGTTATGCACCTGGCAAAACCATTCCGCGCCTTCGACGGGAAAAGCGTTGCGACAGCTTCGGCAATTCTTTGTGGGCACTTCCCCACGGTGACACAGGCCGGCAAAGTCGCAATACTTACAGTCAAAGAACGTGTCGGTTTGTGCTATCTTCGGCGGGCGCGTTTGGCTGAACACAATGCCTTCAGCCTTCCTAAAAAGGTCATCGGCTTGCCGGAAGTCTAGCTTAACAATTTCAAAATATAGTTCGTCGGTTTCTTTGTTGACCGCGCAATAAAGGCCATAATTGAAGTTATAAGCGCGGCCATAGGAACACATTTGCCGATAATGTTGGGGCTTGCTCTTTTGCACGCCGTCGCCGCCAGTGCGCGGCGCGTCCATTTTATCCCATGACGGCTTTTTGCCGGCTAGCTTGGCAAACGACTTTTCGTTGTGCGTCTTGAACTCGCCAAGCCAAATGATATGTTCAGCCGGAATGCCATAACGTTCCGGCGGCTTCATCATGGCGTCAAGTGACCCGCCGAAGTGCCCTTTAGCACCGACGATGCGAAATTGCTTCTTGGTTTCAGGGTCAAGTTCGCGCACCTGAAAACCGATGCCTTCAAGCCAACGAACAAAGCGGGCTTCTTCAGCGTGCCCACGGTTGAACAGCCGCAACATTCGGCCGCTGAACGCTTCAAAGCGCAACCACCTAAACGTATTCCAGGCGTAAGCTTGGCAGTCATTGCCGATGATCGAAGCGCCAAGATGCGTGCGCGGGTCTTCGGCAAATTCTTCGCGGCAAAACTTGTCAATGTCGGCTTGGATTTGAAGCACTAGCCGCTTGCGGTCAATAGGGTCAGCCAAGTCTAGGGCCGGCCCGCCATTGTGACCAATGCCAGGTTGGTTCATCGGTTCAACTCACTTTTTCGCTTAGAAAGCGGGCGGCTTAGCGCCAGCTATCTAAGCGCCGGGGCCGGCCGAAACCGGCCCCGAACGCCTTAGCGCGCCTGACCCCAACCGGCAGCACCGCCGCCCGCCTGGCCACCGCCCTGACCGCCCCAACCGCCGGCCGCGCCGCCCTGTTGACCGCCGCCCTGACCTTGGCCGGCCTGGCCACCCTGACCGCCCCAAGCGCCTTGCTGACCGCCTTGACCGCCGCCATTCTGACCCTGACCCGCGTTCGGATCGGTGCCGCCTTGCTGGCCACCCCAACCACCGGCTTGACCGCCCTGGCCACCACCGTTGCCGAAGCCGCCGCCTTGCTGACCGCCGCCTTGCTGTTCGCCGCCCTGACCGCCACCGCCAAAGCCGCCACCGCCCTGACCGCCACCGAAGCCGCCTTGCTGACCCTGGCCACCCTGACCCTGGCCACCGCCGTTGTCGCCGCCCCATGACCCGGTGCCCTGAACGCCGCCAGCGGGCGGGCCGTTCGGTGCGCCACCGCTGTTGCCAGCCTGACCCGCGTTGGCCTGTGGCCCCGCGCCGGCCTTGCCAGGGGGGTTGCCGTTCACGTCATAGATGGCCTTGACTTCGGTGTAACCCTTGGCGCGGGCTTCTTCACCCTTCTGCAAGCCGACTTCGACGACGAACGGGATGCCATGAAGTTCCTGTGTGTCGTTGAACTGGAACTTGCCGATAACGTGGCAATACGCCGAAAGCTGGCCGTTCGCAATACGCACCACTTCGGGGTTGGAGTGCATAAGGTTCAGACGATCAGTGTGCTTCACGTCCTTTTGCGGGCCTTCGACGCACGCCAGTTCAAGGCCAAGATAGCCGCCCTTGACGTTGCCGAAGCTGTCCTTGGTATCAGTCGGTGCGCTGTTGACGATAACGACCTTATACTTGACGTTTTCGCCATTCGGGCCGGCCGGAAGACCGCCACCGCCAGCACCATAAGACGGCGTGTGCTGTTGTGCGTTGAACGAATAGGCAACCATTTCGCTTAATCCTTCTATCGTTTGGTTTCGTTTACAGGCTTCGATTGCGTAAAAGAGTTGGGCCGCTTGCCATTCAAGCCGTTTTGCCAGCCGCTCTATATCTAGCAATATCTCCTTATCTTCAGCCGTCAAGCGCGGCTCTTTGAAAGTTGTGCCACAGCCGCGCATGGCTTAGACAGTGTGAAGGCCAAAATGAACAAGGCCGTGCGCTTCACGCCACTTGTTCATATCCTGTGCCTTTGCCGACGCCGAAGCAACTTGCGGATCATTGGCGTTACCTTCGCCATGATGATACGCATAGCCGGGGTCAGAAACCGTGTCGCTGAAGATGCTGACGGCGCTGGCCGTGTCACCTTTGCGAAGTGCCGCCCAAAGTGCCGCCAGATGCGGGGCCAACGGGTCGCGGGCGCGAAGCACAAACACAGGTTCACCCGGTTCAAGTTCACTTCGCAAGCCGGGAAGCAACGGCTGTTCGTTCATGTGGGCAATCCCTTCAAAGGTTGCGGTTATAAAGGTCAATGCCGCACGTCTTATAGATTGCGTCGGCAAGGTAATTCCAGCCTTGGGCGGCGGGAATGGCGACAAGGCCGGTCATGCCATAGCGATTGCCGGCAACCCATTGTGGTTGACGTTCAACGGCAAGTTGCCGGCCTTGATTGGAGGAAACGGCGCGGTTCGGGCCTTTGCCATCTTCCGACTTCATCACAAAGTAAGGTTCGTGAAGGAAGCCGATAAGGTCAGCCCATTGCGTAATAAATTCGCGCTTTCCGTATTCCTTTTGATTCTTTGGCGAATGCAACAACAAATCCCATTGCTGAAATTCGCCATGTTGCGGGTCTTGCACCAATGCCGGAAAGACGTGGCAAGTGACAATGGTGTTGACGCCGTAACGGGTCAGTTCGTCGGCGTAGCGGCTCCACATAGCGAACATATCATTGGCAATGCTGTAAGCCTTGCCATAACCGCCAAGCGCGCTGTTCAGCGTCAGGCCAGCCGGGTTGCCAGGCTTCCAAGCCTTATCCAACTGCAATGTCGCTTCGTGAATAAGCCGCTCCAAAGCGGTGGCGCTATCCCACACAATCGACGTGCCGGGGCCGATACGCTTAGCGATAGCCGCCGACCGCAATTCTTCGCATAGCTGGCTGACCGCCGCCCATGTGTGAAGTTCGGGGGTCTTTGCCACCGTCATAGCGGCGTAACCCATTTCAAGCGGCACTAGCAACGCGCCAGGTGCGCCACATGCCAGCGTCGTCTTGCCCATCTTTTCAGAACCGGCAATGACGATGCGTTGACCAACTTGTGTGCGGCCGGTTGTGACACCGCCAAGAATGCTTTGACCGGCCATGTTCTAATTGCTCCATCCGCGCGCATAAGTTGGCGCTTTCTTGCCTTCGCACTTTACGCCAGTGCCTTCAAGTTCAAGCACCTTGTAATCAGGGTGCGACGTGCCGTAAGTGTCGAACTTATCGGAAATGCGAAGGAAGCCGCCGGCCGCGCCAATAAACACCTGGCCGTTGCGATGGTAAAGCTTGGCTTGCACCTGAACGCCTTTCGGCTTGCGGACGATAGCAACGCCGTCGTCAATCAGGGTGAACAGCGCAACCGGCATGGCCTTAATCCTTCTTCGGTTCTTCAAAGGTCAGTTGCGGCGACGCCGGCTTTAGCGTCAGAATTTCAGCGATGGCGTCGCGCACGGCCTTTTCAGCCGGGATTGCTTCGTCAAGCTTTTCATATTCCGACAAGCTAAGTTCGGGCTTCCACTTGATAACCCGCTTCAGCACTTGTTCGCCAACCGGGCCGAAACCTTCAAAGGCTTCAACGTCAGGCGTTGCCGGCGCACCGTCAATAATGCGGTCTTCAAGCGCCCGCACTTGTGCTTCAATGGCAATCGCCTTGCCTTCGGCGTCAACGGCTTCCTTGTTGCCAAGGGTCGCGGTCATGCCATGAACAAGCTTGACCTTATAGCCGCCGCCAATGTCATAGCGTTGCGTGCCCTTCTTGGGCGCGGGGAACAGCGTTGCCGTCACCTTCGCGCGCAAGTCGGCTTCGTTCGTCTTGGCGTTTTCCAAGACCGGCTTGGCCGCAAGCCAATGTTCAATTTCGGCATTGCGCCGAAGCCGGAAGTGTTCGGGGTCTTCCGTATCCGGCTGGCCGGCATACTTGACTTCATACTTGACGACAGGTGCCGCCACTTCGACGGCGGCGGGGGTGCCCCAACCGTCGCCTGTGCCGCTGTTGTGACCAATGCCACCTTCAACGACGGGGGGAGTGCCCCAACCTTCACCGTTCATGTGGGTAATTCCTTTGCCCGGTTTGTCGCCGCCATTGGCAGGAAATGCAAAGCGCCTGGCGCGATGCGAACCGTTCCCGTCAATGGCGACCCCGGCACTAACGCACGCCGGCAAGGCGCGGTCAAGCGCAAATTATTATTTTCCTTTCGGCCTTGCCGAGCCGTTCGGATCATGCCAGCCATAGGCGGTCAGTGCCACAGGGCACCCCTATAAACCGGGCCAAACATGACTTCATCACTTTTAAGGGCAACTTTGCTGTTGCTTGACCAAACCGCGCTTGAAGATTGGAAGCGTATTGCTGACCAATGCGACGTTTCCGTTGGTTGGTTGCGGCTTCTTTGTGACGGGAAAGTCAAAGAACCTGGCGTGAACAAGATTGAACGTGTATATTGCGTTCTTTCCGGCAAGGCATTGGAACTGTAAGAGTGTCATTCCAACGCATTCCCGGTGAACTGAAGTCTTTACGGCAATGGGTTATCTGGCGACTTGAAAAGCGCGAAGGTGCTAAGCCCACAAAGGTTCCCTATGCGCCGCGCCCCGGCGGCATAAAGGCCAGTGTAACCGACCCCAACACATGGGGCACGTTCGATGAAGCTTGCGCCGCGCCTATGACGTGTGTGGAGCCGTGCGACTCTAGCGCCCCGCTTGAAGCAACCGGCTTCAGTGGCATTGGTTTTGTCTTCACTGACAATGACCCTTACGCTTGGATTGACCTTGACGACACGCACGGCGACAAGGAAGCGTTTGAACGCCAGGTGCTAATTCATACCAAGTTCAACAGTTACAGTGAACTTAGCCCTAGCGGCAATGGCCTTCACATTATCGTCAAGGGCCGGCTTCAGCATGGCCGGCGACGCGCTGCAATTGAGATATACAGCAACGAACGTTACGCCACCTTCACCGGCAACGTGTTCAACGACGCGCCTATTGAAGAACGCCAAGAACTTCTTGACATTCTCTTTGAAGAAATGGGCGGCGCGCCGGTCACATATGACCCGGCCAAGGATCAACCACAAACGCTAGACGATGACGCGGTGCTTGCGATGGCATCGGCGGCGGTCAATGGTGAAAAGTTCAGTCGGCTATTCACTGGCGACTTTCAATCAATGTATCCGTCGCAATCCGAAGCTGACTTTGCCCTTGTTGATATTCTGGCGTTCTATACACAGAATATGGCACAGATTGCCCGGTTGTTCCGGCAATCGGCTTTGGGCAAGCGCGACAAGGCACAGCGTGACGATTATGTTGGCTATATGGTCAACAAGGCGTTTGACCGGCAATTGCCGAAGGTTGATATTGACGGCCTGAAGATTGCCTTTGAACAGCGAAGGCTAAACGCTAACGTGCCGGCGGGGGAACCGGGCGGAACACCCGCCGACACGGCCAGCGGGGAGGCACACCTAGACCCGTCGAAACAAGTAGGGCTTAGCGCCGGCACGCCGTCGTCACACGCGCCCGGTAACGCTGTCAACCCCTTCCCGCCTGGCCTTATCGGGGAAGTCGCGCAATTCCTGCTAGACGCCGCGCCGCGCCGCGTGCCTGACATTGCCTTGGCCGGTGCCATCGCCTTGTTATCCGGCATCACTGGCCGCGCGTACAACGTCAATGGCCAGGGCTTGAACCAATATATTCTTATGTTGGCGGCAACCGGCGCGGGCAAAGACCTTATCGCATCCGGCGTCAGTAAGCTTATGGCCGAAGTGGTGAAGTCAACCCCGGCCGCTGACGATTTTAAGGGGCCGGGTGAATTGGTCAGTTCGGCCGGCATAATCAAATGGCTTGACAAGAAGCCCGCCGTGTTCAGCATCCTTGGCGAATTTGGCGTGAAGCTAAAGGAAATGGCGGACCCGCGCGCCAACGCGCACCTGGCCGGCCTAGAGCGCATCTTATTGCAGCTATACAGCAAGTCAGGCCAGGGCAACGTTCTTGACCCGATGGCGTATAGCGACACGCAAAAGAACACGTCGGCTATCAAGTCACCGTCGCTGACTATCCTTGGCGAAAGCGTGCCCGAACGGTTCTATGAAATGCTTGACGACACGATGATTGCCAGCGGCTTGTTGCCGCGCTTCATGGTGTTTGAATACAAGGGGCCAAGACATTACCTGAACGAAGACACCGCCCACGCTAAGCCGTCGTTCCGGCTTGTGCAACAAATCGCTGACTTGTGCGCGCAAAGCCTGACCCTGGCACACAATGGCAACGTGTTCAACGTGCCACAGGATAAGGCGGCAACCGAAAGCTTCAGGGAGTTTGAACGATGGACAACCGACCAAATCAATCAAGCCAAGTCGGAAGTCATGCGTCAGCTATGGAACCGCGCGCACCTGAAGGCCATTAAGCTGGCCGCTGTGTGCGCCGTTGGCATCAACATGCACAACCCGGTCATAACGATCAATGAATGTATGTGGGCAACACAAATGATCGTTGACCAAACCAATCGGCTAATCGCCAAGTTTGAGACTGGCCAAATCGGCTTTGCCAATAATGACGAAGGCAAGCAATTAGCGGCTGTGGTGAAGTGCATTAGCGAATATCTGAACGAACCACATGGCCGCTATGCCAAGTATCAGCCGAACGCCGATATGCACCGAAGCGCGGTTATACCTGAAAGCTATATCAGCCGGCGGCTTATCGCGGTGGCGGTGTTCCGCAATGACCGCATGGGTTCGACCAATGCTATCAAGCGTTCACTGAAGATGCTTATGGAAGCTGACGAATTGCGAGAAGTGCCTAAAGCGCAAATGCAACAGTCATTCGGAAGCGGCCCGCGTGCCTATGTGGTGGCAAACGCAAGCCGCTTCCTTCCTGGCGGACCTGAAGACTAAGCGGCTTGATCCTTGGCAATAGCGCGCATGGCGTGCGTCAGAAATTCCGGCGTTGTCGTGCCGTGTGCAAGCTGGCGACCGTCGCGCTTCAAGCAATAGTTGAAAGTTAACAGGCTGAACGGTGTTGGTACATTGCACACCACACGCGGCCGGCGACACATGCTAATTTCAATGGTGTAACCGTTCCACTCGACAACCGGGCCATCGCTGGCGTTGGTAGCGTTATGCGTGCTGACAACGCCGGCCGGTACCACTAACTTGGTTGACATACCGTTAACGCAATAATCGTTGGCGTAGCGATGTGCGGCTTTGATGATTGGCGAAACGAAAGCCTGAAGGTCTTTCTTTAGAAGGCGTGCCACGTCGTTCAACTCCCTTGCTGACAACGCACACATACCAGCGGCCGGCCAAGGCGTCAACCCCTAGCCGGCTATTAGCTGAAATTATTGTTGGCTTTTAGGCTAAGCCAAGCCGGCGTAATATCGGAAGGCCGTTGGCGTGAAAGCACGCGATGGCAAAGCCGCGTGGCGTTTCTGACCTAATTTGCTTGGTCTTGGCTGACTTGCCGCCTAGCTTCGCCCATTGCTTCGACCCGCGCACGACGCCAGCCGCCTTGCCGCTTTCCAATTCGATTATCAGCGGTGCCACCGGCTTCTTCCAGGGCATGACGAACCCCCCCCCGGTCCATAGGCAAGTTTTCTTGGTGTAAGCGTCGCGCGGCTCTATATAGTCAGGCCAACGCGGGTGTATGTCGTCTTCTGGCAAATAGCCGCCATACTCACAAGGGTTGAAGATATGGCATGGCTTGCGCCATTCGGTCGAAATACGGCCAACCGGGTTTTCGGCAAAATACGGCACGCCAAGTTCGTCGGCAACATCGCGAACGAAGTAAACCAACGCCATAGCTTCAGCAACATAATTCGGGTTACGCTCTAGTTTGCCCGCCCAATGCTTGGCACCAAGGCCCGCAAGGTCAGTGCATGGCGGAAAGCCGGCGACGAACAGCGGCTTTAGCGCCATGATGTTGGCACGCACCACAGGATCAAGCACGTCGGCTTTGATGAAGTGAAGCCAGCCCTTGCCGACACGTTCGCTATGGTTGGCGTTCAGAATATCAAGGCAATAGCAGTCAAACCCGGCTTCCGCCCAAGGGCGCAACATATTGCCGCTTTCGTCATAGATGCTGACGACCACAGGCAAGCCGGGTTCCCAAATCATGCCAACCGTTCCCCATTGCGAAATGCCAAGCCCGGTTCAAACCGATGCGTGGCAAAGTCATAGTCTGACCACCAATCGGGTTCAAGGCCATATTGCTTTTGGTGTTCAGTCAGCGCCACACCCATAGCTTCGTTGGCTTCTTCTTCGGTGTAACCATGCGCTTCAAAGCTGAAGTTCTTGGTGTCCAACGTCACGATAAACATGGCGTCAATACTCCCTTTGAATTGGCTTGCCGTGTTGCCAGGTGACAACCGCCCATTCGCTTTCCGAAGTCAACGAACGGCCGGCGCTATAGCTAAGGCCGTTCGCGGTCATGGCTTTGTCGCGGTTGCGGCTGGCGGCTTCCTGTTCGGCACGCATACGGGTCATTGTGGCCAAATCCCGCCGTGGTTACACGCATGGTCAAAGCCATTGGCCATAGTGTGGGGAACGCCGTGGTTTGCAACGGCAAACACCATTTTACGCCACAGCGCGCACAACTCGCAATCTTTATGGTCAACCACAAAGTGCGGTTTAAGGTTACTGAAGTCACGCGCTACCAATTTGGCTTGCGCCTTGGTTATGGTCATTGGTCGAACTCCCTAAGTGCCCACATTGTCAGCGGTTGTGACGCCGCTTTTCGCTGGCACGCTTCATCTTGGCAAATGCAAGGTTGGCCGCGTTGATGGCTTCTTGCATTCCAAGCAACGCCTGGCGCGCTTCGCCCTGTGTCGGCGTTTCGTCGTTATCCCATTCAAGGGTTGCAACCTGAAGCGCAATCGCGGCGCGCATCATATCGGCCGCTTCGCTTTTAATATCCATGTGCTTGAACTCCCTGAAACGTTAGCTGACATATAAGCTGGCGTTTTGATGGCGTCAACCGGCTTTTGCTATTTAATTCGGGGAATTTCGACCTGGCCGCTGACCGGGATATAATGGCGTATAATGGGGATATAACGCAAAAACGGCGGTTTTCCGCCAGATATAATGAATATAACGATATAATGGGAAAGAGACTAAAAGGGGTAATTCGGGGGATTAAAAAATGGTGCGAATTTGCTAATTCACCGAATAAAGAATTGCCTGAATTAAATTAGGTCTTCTACGTATTATATTCATTATATCGTTATATATTTGACTAGAAATGGCTGATTTGCGTGCCTTTCGGCGTATAACGCGCCCATCATATCCGCTATATCCGCTCCACCGGGCTTCAGCAAATAGCCGGAATTACGCCAGGCACGCCGACCGCGCCAATCGGCTGGCCGACAATGTGGGCATTTGACAGCGGGTTTGGCGGTATGGTAAGGCACGCCTGATTTAGTGGAGAACCGGGCAATGTTCGACCGTTTGAAAGTTTGGTGGTGGTTCAAATTCCATACCGGGGCATATTCGGCATGGAAGCCAAAGCGCACAGAAAGAATGCGAGCGCGTGGCACAGTTTGGGCGCTGTTGCCGCTAGAAGATGGGTCGAAGACTTGGCATCCCGTTTGCGACTTTTGCGGCGGCAACTGTGGTCAGTGCGGCTTGACCGGCGACGTTGGCAATGTTGGCTTCAGCTTTCAGCGCATTGTTGACAATCACTTGGCAGGAACACGCTAATGACTATGGAGTTGGACAAAGCGATTGATGCCGTTAGGCGGTCAAGGGATGCTATGGACGCCAGTACGTTTAGCGGACGCAACCGCACCGCCGACCTTCAGAAAGAAGTTGACCGGCTTAGGGAAGTGCCAGGTATTACAACGCGCGTCATCCATGAACATGGCTATGCCGTGCTTAGCCGCGTTACCGGCCCGCACCTTAGCGGCCCCATTATTGAAGTTGTCAGCCTTTGGCATAAGGGCGAACGCGGCAATGGCCACCATGACCCCGAATATGCCAGCCGGGTCAACCTTCGCCAGCTTCGCGCATTGAACAGCACGCCGAACCGCGAATTTGCCATTGCTGTGGTCGCAATGCCGCCTGAAGAAGCGTGGAGTGAATAGCCATGAAGTTCGTGAAGCTGACCACTATGGCCGGTCTTGTCGCTTACTATAATGTCAGCGAAATTGTGTTTTTCTTTGACAGCGATTTGCACGGTTGCATCCTTCGCTTGAAGGGTGACGGCGGCGCGGAATGCGTCAGGGAAAGTGCCGAAGAAGTTGCCGAGTTGATAAGGAAGGCTAAGCCATGACCTTTATTAAATATCAGCACTTCAACCTTCGGCAATCATCGTTTGCGCTAATCGACAAGATTAGCGCCATCATTGATGAATTTGGCGCGGATGGTTACACGTTGACCCTTCGCCAAATTTACTATCAGTTGGTTCAAGCCAACGACATTCCCAACACCCCTAGCAGCTATGACAATCTTGGCGTGCTGATTAAGAAGGGGCGGCTTATGGGGCTTATCAGTTGGGATGCCATCGAAGACCGCAATAGGGCGGTCAGCCCTTGGCTTATTCAGCCGAACCAACGCCAGGTGCTTGACGGCTTAGAGCAACAGCTAGCCTATGACCTATGGACGCCACAGGGGGTCTATATTGAAACATGGGTTGAAAAGGACGCGCAAGCCAACGTTGTTGAACGGCCTTGTGCCGAATGGCGCGTGCCTTTCATGGCGTGCCGGGGCTATATGTCAACTTCGGAGATATACAGCGCCGGCAATCGCTTCAGGGAAGCCGCCGATGAAGGCAAGCGCGTTGCCATCATTCACCTTGGCGACCATGACCCTAGCGGTTGGGATATGTCGCGCGACAACGAAGACCGGGTTGAACTGATAGCCGGCTTTAACGTCGAAGTGCGGCGCATTGCCCTTCAGACAAGTCAGGTGCGCGAACTTCGCTTGCCACCACAGCCGGCTAAGGTGACTGACAAGCGGTTTGCCGAGTATCAGCGCCAATACGGTTCGGAAAGTTGGGAATTGGACGCCTTGCGCCCGCAATACCTGGCCAACCTGTTAAGCGAAGCCATCAAAGAGTTTGTTACCGATTGGCCGCTTTGGGAACGCACGCTAGCTGAAGAAGCTGAATGGCGTAAGCCCCTGGCCGAACTTCATAGCCGTTGGCCTGACGTGCTTGACTTCCTTGCAAAGCCGATTAAGCCGGAAAGCCTTGAACCTGACTTTATGGAGTAACCGGGCATGACGAAGGAACCGACGAAGGCACAGCTTCAGGGCAAGATTGCCGAACTTGAAGCCAATGTTGTCATGGAACGCGATTTGCGGACCCGCGTACAAGGCGACCGTAAGGACGCACAGAATGCGCTTGAAGCCGAACGCAAGGCGCACAACTTCACTCGCGACGTGTTGCACTCCACCGAATTGGAGTTGGCCAAGACGCGGGGTTATCTTGACGCCAGGCGTGACGCCGAACCACCGATTATGGTGCCACAGTCGCGCGAAGGTGCGTTGGCCAGCTATGCCGATGGCACCCGTTCGTTGCCGCCGACTAGCGGCACTTGGTCAGACAATGCCAATCGTTCGCCTTGGTGGCATCGGTGAACGCCGATGAAGATTGCGCTGTGTGCGGGCATGACACACCGTGCCAATGTGGTACGCGGGTTGCCAAGGTGCCGGTGCTTAACACCGCAACACTAGGGCCGGTGCTTAACACCGCAACACTAGGGCCGGTCAGGTTCGACCCTGACCGCGACGCCGAACGTGCGCGCCTTGTGCGCGAAGCCATGCGGGCTTGCGATAGTTCGCTTTTGGCCATAGCGTCCAACTATTGCAGCGACGCCACCTTGGCCAAGCTTGGAAGGATGCTGAAACATGGCTGAAACGCCGCCAATCACATATTTTCTTCAAGGGCACGCCGCCGCTGAAGCCGGCCAGCCGGAAAGCGCCAATCCCTTGTTGTTCGACGCCTGGCCGTTTCAGGCTTGGCTTGCCGGCCATCGGTTCTATGCCGAGTATGCCAGCGCGCGGGTTCTTCAGCATGACAGCCCGCTTGAACGGGTTGACGTGACGCCGCACGAACAAGGCCGGGTCGCACACGGCAAGGGCCGGCCTTTGGAGGCTTGCCCTTACGAACCGCAAAGCCATGATTGGCGCATGTGGCGCTGTGGTTGGGTTGAACGCCTGAACGAATTGACCACCGAAGACAGCGGCGAACAACACGCCAACTGTGGTGCCAGGCGCTTGGCTGTCATCATTTACGCGATTATTTCAGTCATCATTTATGCCGCCATTGTGTGGGCATTTGTAGCTTTACCATCGGCCCGTAACACCGGATATAAAGCCTGTGTTAGCAAAGCCGGTAACACTTGGGTAACTTGTAAGCGTTAAACGTCAGGCTTCACTTAAGGAGCCTGACCGATGAACTATGCCGAAGCTAGCTATTTTGATGGCGCACATTTTCAGCATATCGCCGCTTATGTTGAGAATAACCGGTTAAAAGCCATTGACAACGCCAATCGTCAGTTGGTAAGCCGGCTTTCTCAACAACGTTAGGGACCGGGCCAATGAAGAAAGTTAATGGTGTCAAGCCAATGCCGGTTGTGCCGGCTTGCACTGTGTGTCATCGTGAGTTTTCCAGCAAGTATGAACGGAAAACCCATGTATGCCGGCCGAAGTGACTTATAGCGCCAGCGAAGGTTTACCAACGGCACCGGGCCGGTTCGTCATTCGACGGGCCGGCCTTTTGGTGCGTGGCGAAGATGCCTTGCCGGTGTTATATCCAACCTTGGCGGCGGCACAGACTGAAGCCGATAAGTTGGCAAAGGAAGAAGCCGATGAAGATGCTTAAAGAAGCCCCGGTTATCGTCACTTGTTTTGGCAAGAACGGCGAAAACAACCCGAAAGGGCCGGCCGCATTAGCCGGCCAGTTGGCAGTTATTGAAGCCGCCGTTAAGCGCGTGCGCGCTCAATATGGCCTTGCGCCGAAAGATGGCGGCGATTTGCGTAAAGTTGCTGAAGACATATGGGCGCTTGACGAACCGATTGGCCTTCACACAGACGGCACAGCGCCAGGGCATCGCGTTATTGGCCTTGTGCTTATCAACGAACCCGGCTTGTGCTTGTTCGCTGAAAACGTGGTGTATGATTTGCCGGTTGGCACAGTCTATCACATTGATGGCCACCGCCGACACGGCGCGTTGGCACGCAATGAAGTTCAGCGTGGCAAGCTGTTCGCTTTCTTGGCATGGGACGTGCCTAGCCAAACTCCGATTGCGGAATTGTTGGCGGACCTGTTGCCTTCGCTTGAAGCTTACGCTAAGGGCGAAGTTCGGGTGAACATTTTGAAGGAACCCTAACTATGAACGTCGCTATTCTGACCCGGAAGGTTGCCGTTGGCGTCTTTCTTGGCAATACCGCCTTTGCCGTTGTGGCGGCGTTCGTGGTTGCCATCATCCGCCCTTAGCAGGGCAACACAAGGAACCGGGCAAATGATGAAAGTTCGTGTAACGACGGTTGACGTTGCCACTGGCAAACAACGCGGTGAAAGCAAGGTTATTAACTATGACCGGCCGAACGCGCGTAAGTGGTTGGCGTCGCATTGCCTTTGGGCATACAACAACGGCTTTGGTGTGGCGACGTGCAACGTTGCCGATGAAGCCAAGTGAATACCGCTGAAGCCATTGCCCACGTCGAAGGCGGCGGGCGGGCAACGTGCGATGCCTTGCCAACCGGGGCCGTGCTGAAGACCGAACCACGCGGTTGGGCGCAATCCCGCCCGCGCGTTATATGGGAAGGCACAGGCGATGGCTTCGACCTGACCCCGCGCTTGTGTGACCTGGCCGAAGGGATGGAGTGGCGCAAGGTCGAAGGTTGGGCGGCATATGCAAACTAGCCGCCGATGCTGGCAATCTAAAGTCATAGCTGGCAAGAAGCGTTGGGTTCCATGCAAGAAGCCGCCTTATTGCCGGCCTTTGTCTTGGTCAGCAAGCTTCTTTGACGCATGGCTTGAAAGGAAATATGGTTATGGCCCGAACTGAATTGATCCTGAAGGTTGATACCAAGGACATTATGCACCGAATGCGCGACGAAATGCGCGTTGTCTTTGAAGCCGGTTGGGATGCAATGCGCGCGTCAATGAAGGCCGAAGTCGGCGCTGACTACGCCAAGCGTGAAGACTTGCTTGAAGCGGCTTGGCTAGCTTTTGAAGCAAAGGTGTTCGACAATGGCGGCGCTTGATCCTTGGTCATATGCGGCGAAAACCCGCAAGGAACACGCCGAACAAGTCGCGCTGTTCAAGTGGGCAAATATGGCCCGCTTGTTCGGCCCGATTATCGCCAATAGTCCGCTGGCATACAACTTGAAGGGTTGGGCGCGTCAGCAACACGACAATTGGAAAGACACGCCTGGCGCGCAACCTATGCCTGAACTGAAGTGGTTGCACGCGGTTCATAATCAAGGCCACGGTGACGCCATACGCGGCGCACAGGCCAAGGCCGAAGGCGTCAAGGCTGGCGTTGGTGACGTGTTTTTGCCGCATCCCCGTTATCCTGGCCTTATTGCGTCGCGGCTGATTAGCGCGCTGCCTTACGCGGTGCCTGAAACTGCTAACGCTTATGCTGGCCTTTATATGGAATTGAAGCGCAAAGACGCCGGCAAGCCGTCTGACATTCAGCTAGAGTTTCAAGCCGATATGCGAACTGCCGGCTATAAAAGTGAAATTATCCACGGTTGGGAACTTGCGCGCGACGAATTGTTGGCGTATCTAGGTCGCACAACGTAACTGAAGGGATACAGCAATGCCGACTAAGTTTTTGGCCGTTTGGAAGCCGGTTGTTTGGGTTGGCGTTTCGGCCGCGCTTTGGGTCGGCTTTGCTGCCCTTGTTTTTTAAGGCGCTGGCATATGACCCTTCATAAGCTTAACGCATATGTTGCTGGCAATGGCTTTACGGCTGAAGTTGACGGTGACGCCATGACGGCAACCATTTTTAACCGGGCGGGCAGTCGCGTTATGACTGTTTCGCTGAAACAAGGGAGCAACTAATATGGGCGAATATCTGAACAGCGGTAAGCAAGTCATGCACCGCAATTTTGAAGAAGGTGGCCAAGCACCTTTGACCCATATTGCCGATGCTGGTGACAATGAAAAAGCGCACTTTTTGGCGACCGCCGCAAACGCCTTTGATGCAAGCCGCGAAGCCGCCGCCAACATCATGGCTGACGAACCGCTGGCGTTGTTGCCGGCTTATGACTATATCAGCGAAGCCCGCGTGACGCTTTCGCCTTCTTGGCATGGTGAAAAGGTCAGTCGCGCCAACTTTGTGGAACGCCTGAACGCGGCGATTGATGCGGCTAACCGGCTTGATATGGTCAAGAAGACCTTGTTTTATGGCCGCGACAACAACCTTGACGGCGCGCTTGGCCAGGCGAACCTTCGCGGCTTGCCGCACATGATCGGTGGCGATGGCACGCCGGCATTGGCGGCTAATGTTGAAAGCAATGTCAATATCATTCATGGCATCATTGGCGCTTTCACGGAAGCCGGCGAACTGTTGGAAGCAATGCGAACCGCCATCAACAGCGGTCAGCCGTTCGACAAGGTGAACCTGAAGGAAGAAGTTGGCGACCTGTTTTGGTATCTGGCCGTTATTGCCCACGAATGCGGCTTTAACTTTGAAGGCGCACAGCGCGTCAATATCGCCAAGCTTCGCGCCCGCTTCCCGGATGCGTTCACCGAACACGACGCGAACAACCGGAACCTTGGCGTTGAACGCCAGGTGCTTGAAGCCGGTGTGCCGCGCGACATTGCCGAACAGGCTTTGCCGGCGCATTATCGCACGCGGCGGATGGATGGCGAACGCAACTTGGACGGCAACGCCATCGAAGCGCAAAAACCGACTTCCTGAAATTTAGTCGTTGACAGCCGGAAAGACGGCTATAAGGTCCAAATCTGCAACGGCGTTGAACCGGGCAACAACACTTGAAGGGAATATGAAGATGGCCAAGGCACCGACCCCCACGCGCACCCCCGTTACGGCAACCGGCGTTGCGTTGCTGGCACTGATTGCCGCCGCTGGCGGAACCATGATGCTGACCCAGGCCGAAGGCCAGGACATTATCGCGGCCGGCGATGCCACGGTTGACACCACCAAGACCGAAGGCGACACGGCGGCGGTTTCGTTGACCGAAGCTGGCCAGGCCAAGGTTGATGCCGAGAACGGCAAGCCCACCGGCACCGAAGGCGACACGGCGGCGGTTTCCGGCACGTTCGACATTGACGACAGCGTGCCCATGCCTGGCGCTTCGACGCGGGGCCGTTCGGGCGGCTATCCGTTCGACAAGCTGGAAGTCGGCCAGTCGTTCCACGTCGCCAAGTCGGCGGACAACCCCACGCCGGCTGACCGCCTGGCGTCGTCGGTCAGCGGTGCGCGCACCAAGTATTCGACCGACACAGGCGAAACCGAAGAAGTCACGGTGAAGACCTACAAGAAGGGCGAGAACGGCAAGGGCTTTGCCAAGGATGCGGACGGCAAGCGCATCGTGGAAAGCGAAACCAAGGCGACCCGCCCCAAGCTGAAGGTCACGCGCGACTTCACGGTGAAGACCGTTGGCGCGGATGATCCGCGCGGCGAAGGTGCCCGCGTGTGGCGCACCGCCTAAGTCGCCGGCTGGCGGCGTAACAGCCGCCAATCGCGCGCTTTCAGGGGCCGCTAGGGAGCAATCCTTAGCGGCCCTTTCCTTTGCGCTCTGTTCGCGCTACACCGCTTCGCCATCGGCCCTGTGTGGGCAGCGATGGAGCAACCGGGCCATGAACAACCGCCATAACGTCATTGCGTATCTGGCGACGCTGCTAGCCATTGTGGTGTTGGCCCTGGCCGGTGCCGGGGTGTGCATCGCTGCTAACGCCAACACTGAAGTTGGCCTTTCGCGCATCATTGGCGCGCTGGCGTTCATCGGTGCGGCCATTGCCGGTCTTACTGGCGTTATTGGCACCTTCAAGGCGACGCAATCGGCAACCACCACACAGAACGTCACCAACGCTGAAACCGTCACCGCGCCGGCTGGCGCTGAAGGCGGTGCGAAGTGACGGCGCTTAGCTATAAGCCGTCATTGTCAATGGTGCTGTCACATGAAGGCGGTTACGTCAATCATCCGGCGGACCCTGGCGGGCCAACCAACAACGGTATAACCCAACGGGTCTATGACGCTTATAGGAAGCTGAAGGGTTTGCCGGTTCAATCGGTAAAGCTTATCAGTTCCACCGAAGTTGCCGACATTTATAATCGGCAATACTGGAAACTTATGCGAGGCGATGACTTGCCCGCTGGCCTTGATTACGCTGTGTTTGACTTTGCGGTCAATTCTGGCACGTCACGAGCCATTCGTTATCTTCAGCGGCTTGTTGGCGTCAATGATGATGCTGTGCTTGGTGACGACACCCTTGGCGCTGTATATGAAGCGGCCAAGAAGAACGAAGAAGCCTTGATTATCTCTTACTGTGCGAACCGCCTTCAGTTCTTGAAGTCGCTGGCCACATTCCCCACATTTGGCAAGGGTTGGTGCCGTCGCGTTATCGGCAACATTGCTGGCGTGCAAAAGAACGATGTTGGCGTTGTTGACGCCGCCGTTTACATGGCCCGCGCCGACTTCACTTATATATTGCCGGCGGCAATCGGCACCAAGCCGGAAGAATTACCGGCCAAAGCTATCGCGCCGGAAGTTGACCGCGACGTGTTCCCGTTGGCAACTCCGGCAACTTTGGAGGAACTGACCAAAGACAACGATATGTTGGCGGCGGTCATTGCGCTTAGCATGGTGAACTAATGACTGACGCGGCTATTGGCATTCTGTTGCAATACGGCTTAGCCGGTGTTGGCTTGTTGGCGTTGGGTATCGCTTATGTTCGCAAGGACAAGAAGCTTGACGAAACCCAAGAAAAGCGAATTGCTGAAAGCCGTGAAACGGTCAAGGCAATTGAACAGAATACCAACACACTTGAAATGCTTACTGAAGTGATCCGCGATAGGAAGCTTGGCTAATGATCGGGAAGGCACTAACTATGTTCGCAAATCTATTCCACACAGCCCCGGCCCGCGAACGGCCGAAGCCTGACCCCATATCCGCTCACCTTGTGGTTGCTCGCCAACGTAACGAACGCGCCAGCGAAAACGCGCGACAAGCTTTGGCGGAATTGCTAGACCGTAACGACACGCTGAAAGGGTCGCGGCAATGAACTTCACACGTTTCCGGCTAGCCATGTGGGCAACAATTGCTTTGGCATTTTTTGGTGTGCTTCAGGTTTGTATTCCTGATCGTGCGCTTATCGCCATTTTGAACGGTGTGTTTCTTGGCGTTATCGTTGCTATTGCCATCGTTTATACGCCGTTAGTTTGGTACACTTTGCGGGGTGCCCGAATGGATCGGGTTAGCCAACTGTCAACTGGCATTGCTTTACTTTGGCTTTCGACTGCTATTCAGCGGGCTTGGTCGTTTTATTTTCGTTATCAAGGTGCGCCGCCTAGCCTTATGGATAGTTGGGTTGTTAGTTTTGTGGCGTATCTAGCAATTATTGGCGGTGCGTTGTTCGTGACCGCGCCAGGCTATCCGTCTTCGACTGCCAACACATCAATTGAACTTTGGGGCGCTAATCGCAAGTTGCTGTTGACCTTGGGGGCAATCGGCGGTTTAACGACTTTTGCTTTGTCGGTTTATCCCGGCATACGCATTTGATGGAGGAAGACCTATGCGACTTTCATTCTTTGGCCTGACCGCCGCCTTGGCCTTGGCGGCTTGCAATACCGGTGTCAGCGTGCCGCCCGCGTCCAACAGCACCGAACCCGCCCCTGTGGTCACCGCCAGCCCCACGCCGGCCCCTGTGGCGTGTGTGGTGACGGCGGTTGCCATGTATGGCGTCGA